CCGCCTAAGTAAGTGACTGATTTGAGAAAGCTAGCCGGGAGCCACGGAAAGAGCGCTAGGGAGTTGATCGATCTGGGGGAGAAGAGTGGCTGGATTTCCACTGTCCTCCTCCTCTCCATATACACCCGCGCGAAATTGGCCGCGCATTATGGCAGGGAGGCGCTCGGTGAGTGAGGGATATAGCCTGACCAGGGAGTACGAGCAGAAGATCCTTGATTGGGTGCGGGATAAGGCTGGGGAGGGTGTGAGTATCCTGAAGAAGGAGCCAGCCTTCAACGACATCAGGACATGCGTGGAGTTTGTTAATGGGGAGCAGGTGACGCTGGAGAAGAAGGCGCTCTCCTCGATCCATGACAACAAGCTGCGGAAGGTGGTCCTGGAGACTATCAGCGCCCTGACCGACGTGCGGCCGATTTGGAACTACGAGACGACCAATGAGGAGTTTAAGGAACAGGCGCAGATCCTGAATAAGCTCGCCCGCGGTTGGTGGAAGAAGAATAAGGGTGATAGGGCGCTCCAGAGTATCCTGACCTACAGTTGTGTGGGCGGGAGTGGATATGGATATCTTCAGTGGAATGAAGAGAGCCAGGATCTGGAGCTGATCGCGATTGATCCGCGGGATGTTATTCCGATTGATCCGGTCGTGAGTGATAGTATTCAGGATTGGTCGGGAGTGATTATCCGGAAGAGGCATCCCCTGGAACAGCTTAAGGGCCAGTATCCCACCAAGGCGCATCTGCTGGATAGCGCGGCTGGGATGGACTGGTTTGGGATTGACAGCGGCCGGGGCGGGAAGTTGACCTCTATGATCCGCTCGACCTTTGATATCATCCGAGGTGGGAGTACGCCGCGGCAAAATGGCGCCCTGGGGGTGGATGTCCTGCGGGTGTTTGTGAAGGACCGGATTACGATGAACACGGGTGATGCCCCGGTAGAGATGGGGAACCCGGATAGTAATTGGTCGTATGTGGTCTACCCGTTGGGGAGTATCAATCCGCAGACCGGGGAGAAGGTTACGAGGGAGCAGGCGCTCCTTTACCCCCGTGGACGGCTGATTGTTTGCACGCCGACGTGCATCCTAGATGATGGCCCTAATCCGTACTGGCATGGCGGCTTTCCCCTCATCCAATTCACAATCGACCGGCTTCCCTGGAGTCTCCTTGGTGCGTCGATGGTTGCGGATCTTATCCCGCTGCAGAAGTCCCTCAATGACACGTTGCGGGGGATGGACGATGCGGTGAGTCAGTGGTGCCGCCGGGGTGTTGTGGGTGATCAGGGGGCGTTGTCGAAGGAGAACCTGGAGAGGATCGATACTCGTCGGGGTGGGCTGAAGGTCCGGATTAACGCCACGATGGGCGAAGGGTTTAAGGTCATCGATGGCCCCGCTCTGCCCGGTTTCTTCCTCGAATACCCCCAGTTCCTGAAGGATGAGATTGATCAGAACAGCGGCGTGCTGGGTCTGCAGCAGCTAGCGCAGATGAAGCAGATGCCGGCGGCTGATACGATGGAGCAGTATAAGGAAGCCCTCTCTCCTCTCCTGAAGCTCCGGAGCCGATCGATTGAGATCAGCTTGTCCGAATTGGCCGAGATGTTGAAGGTTGGATTCTTCCAGTACTACGATGCACCGCGCCGGATGCAGATCATCGGGCAGGATGGTGTGTCGATGGAAGACTTCGACTACGATCCCGGCACGATGGTTCCCGAGGGGGATCAGCCGCGGGATAAGCGGGCGGAGGAACACTTTGGTAAGTTCACCTTCTCCATCGCCCCCAACAGCTTCCTCTCCGTCTCCCACACGACTCAGAAGATGATGATCATGCAGCTCTTCCGAGCGAATGGAATCGACATCTGGAGTATGTGGGATGCGATGGATCTGGTGGACATTGGGCCTAAGCCGGGGGAGACAATCCCGGAGCGCTTGAAGTGGGCGCATGAGCAAGGTCTACAGCCCGGCCCGACTCCTGATGTGGCAGCTGCGCAGGCACAGGCGGCGATTGCGATGGCGCAGGGTCAGGTCGCCCAGGCGCAGATGATGGTCGCACAGACCCAGCAGCAGCAACAGCAGCCGGTTGGACCGGTGGATTCGACGGGGCAACCTCCCCCTCAAGGTGGGGCTCCGTCAAATAGTGGCGTAGGTAGTCAGGGAGGTAGGCCGCCATCTGGTGGGCAGCCCCCGCAATTTGTACAAAAGAATGGACCTGAAGGACCCCGCACTGTGGTGTCCGAGAGTGGAGGCTAACGATGCCATACGCAGGACCGACTGAGATTAACATCCGAGGCGAAGACTGGGTTAGGGATGGAAGTTGGTTTGTTAAGAAGTCCCTTGTAGATCGGTATGGGTCGGTGGATGCCGCGCCGCCTTCAGAGGTGGAAGCCAATCGAGTCTCCTATCCTGAGGGAGTTACTACTCAAGTTTCGGAAGAGCGAGCTAGGAATCAGGGGGCGCCGGCTGGCTCGACTGATGGGAACTATGCCTATCGTCAAGGCATCGGGGATCAGGAATATAGGCGCAGGGCTGATCTTGCCTCTTCTATTGGCGTAAATCGCTCAACTGATACTAGCCCGGCTGGCGTGTTGGCAGATGAACTCTTCTACGGCCATATCGATGAACTGCCAGGGACGGGCCTCTACTTCAGCGTTCATGGCCCTGGTCAGGTGACCTTCAAGGATCGAACGGGTAATCAGGTTCCCGGCAATCCTCAGATGATTCAGGCTGCGATGGCTGAGCAGAAGAATGTGGATGCCAGGTTGGCGGCTTCTAGGAGTGGTCAGGCTTACACTCCTCCGGGTACTCCAGGCGCTGGGGGCGGGCCTGTGCAGCCCACCCCAGGTGCCCAGGGTGCGACGAAGATTGTCAATGGGGTAACCTACCAACAGCAAGCAGATGGCACCTGGTTGAAGCAGGAACCGGGTGGGGTGAAGACTCCTGGGAGTCCGGCTCAGCCAGCTAATGATCCCGCAGCTCCCCCGCCTCAGATGTCCTCGATGGTTGGAGCACAGACGGCTGGGGTGGCGAACTTGAAGGCACAGCCGCAGGATTTCTGGAAAGGGGCAGGTGGGGCGCAGCCGGCTGGGCCATCCCTCACCCAACCCCCGAAGATGCCGACCATGCCAAAGCCAGCCCTCTCCAATAGCATGGCAGGGACGGTGAAGCAGCCGACATTCGGTGGGATGGGGCGGATGAAACCACCCGGCCAACCCGGCCTCCCGCCAGTTCTTGCATAAAGGTAAGTGATGTGTTATAATAGTGGTACACAGGTAAAGCCTGTGAAAGAGGAGGTGGAAAGATGGCAAGTAAGAGTGGCAAGGGCGGTGGGCCGATTAAGCAAGTCGCCTTCGTCGACGCCGTGAAGAAGAAGGTAGGTAAGTAGTGCCGTTTCCGCAGCAAGGGGGACCGATGATGTCCGCGCCTCCTGTGCCGCCGCCTCAGATGCCGACCCTGTCCGCCATGAACTCCCGGAGTTCAGACAGCGGGATAGGAGGAGCTGAGCCAGCGCCGAAGGGACAGGCCCTTTTGAAACTGTTCCATCAGTTGGATATGACTATTGACGCAATTGCGTCAGCTGCACCCGGACAGAGTGAAGCACTTGATTCTATCAAGACTCACCTTAAGGATGTTATGACTGCCATAGTTAATGGTGGATCGGGAGCGACTGAGACTGCTATGCCCATCAAGGGAGGCGGCTCAGTGGGGGAACAGACACCCCTGCCTCGCTAACTCGTACCCACGAAAGGAGATAGATGGCTAAGGAAGACGTGCTCTTTGCTGAATGGCTCGCGGAGACGAAGGAAAGTTTCGGCTCGGATGATGAGCGAGCGCAGTTTGAAAAGTTTGCCACTGGAACGGCGGGTAAGGCCGTGTTCAAGGGTTATCTCAGGGAGAAGGACTACCACCGCGCCCTTAACGACGCTAATAAGAAGCAGCGTGAGGTTGAGGCGAAGGAGACGGAGTTGGCCGGGAAGTACAATGAGATCGATCAGTGGTACGCTATCAACGCCCCTGTGAATGAACAGTTGAAGAAGGAGAAGAGTGAGTTGACGCGGAAGCTGGAGGAAGCGCAGCGGGAGTTGACTGAAGTTGGCCTCGGGGATGTTCGAGGTCGCGGTGAGAAGAGCGCGGTTGTTGATGATCTTGAGAAGCGGTTGGCGGATGAACAGAATAAGAGGGACGCCCTGGAGAAGAGGGTGATTGCGATTGACACAAACTTCCCGGCTGTTCTTGAAAATCTGCTTGACGTTTCCCATCGGATCACGAAGGAGGGATATTCTGTCTCCCCTAAGGAAGTGTTGCAGCACTCGCTGAGGAAGCGTCTTTCCCCTCTCGATGCCCTGAATGAACTGACGGCTGATGAGCGTGAGAAGCGTGAACAGGCCCGGTGGACTAAGGAGCTGGAGAAGGCAAAGGAAGAGGGACGGCGCGAGGAACGAAAGAGCAATGTAGCTTCGCCAGATCGGTTGAAGCAGTCAAACCCATTTTTCGAGACTCTGCAGAAGAAGATGGAACAGACCTCTAAGTATGATCGTCGGAGTGAGGCTGTTAATATCTTCCTGGAAGAGGACGCAGAAGCGGTCTAGCTGTTCACCCGCCAAGGTGATATTTAGGACGATTCTTTAAGGAGGAATCTAGATGGCATTTATTGACAAGGTTAACACGGTAGTTACGAAGACTATCCTTCCGGATGTGACGGATAACATCTTCCGTAACGACCCGCTGTTGGCCTACTTCCGGAAGAACAATGTGGAGCCTTGGCAGGGTGGAACGACCTATCAGGAGAACTTCCTGTATGATACGTACACTCCCCAGGACTACTCGGATGGCGACACCTTCGATCTTACTGATCAGCAGCTGATCACTGGTACGACCGTTACGCTTCGTAAGGCGTCGGTCAACGTCAGTGCGTTGTATGAGAAGATCAAGATTGACCTCGCTGGTCCGAATGCGGCATTCGACCACCTGGACGCTCAGTTGCAGGATGCGGCTCTCGCGATGTCGGGCAAGTTGGCGAACGATCTGTATCGGGATGGCCAGCAAGCGACGCGCTTGAAGAAGATCAACGGTCTTGATGAGGCCCTTAACGATGGTTCCAACACGGGCTTCCAGGGCGTGGCCTTTGCGAACTACCTGACGGTCGCCCGTTCGGCGGTCAACAGTGCGTTGAATAGCCCGATGACTGGTCCGACGGCCTCTGTCTCTGGTGCCCTCTCCTACCCGATTCTGGAGAGCGCGTGGCAGTCGGTGGTCATTGGCCCCGAGAAGCCTGACCTGATGATCACGAGCAACCTCGGTTTCTCGTACATCAAGATGGTCTTCCAGCCGCAGCAGAGGTTTGAGGAAGTGGATCCGGATTACGGCTTCACTACGCAGAAGTTGAATGGGACGAAGATTGTGGCGAGCAACTACACTCCTGGAACGCGAACGGCCACCACGGCGGATACGAAGGTTGGCTACACTGCGGTTTCCTCGGGTGAGACGCTCTGGTTCTTGAACACGAAGAAGTTCAAGTTCTACATCTCCACGGATCCTCTCTTCTCCTTCGGCTTCACTGGCTTTAAGGTTGCGCAGGATAGTTTGACTCTCGCGGGTCAGTATATGTTTGCGGGTACGTTTACCTGTCAGGCACCTCGCTACAGCCGATACCTGTTTGCGATCACTGGCTAAGTTTAGCTAAGGAAAGGATTTAAAAATGAGCGGAACTCTTAATCTTCAGGCCCAGTATATTCAGACTGGGGATCCGACTACGGTCAACACGGCAGCGGCGGATGTTTACGCCCTTGGTTCGTTGGGACACGTAGCGGCTATTCAGAATAGCACCTTGTTTAGCCCGGGGCTCTCCCCGCGTATTTATCAGTTCATTCAGCGGAGTGCGACTGATACTACGACCAAGGCGGTTGGACAGGTTGCTTATTGGAAGGACCTTGATAACTACGTTGTGACCTCGACGGCCGCGGATGCCTTCTCTGCAACGTTGGGCATCTGTGCTGGCTTCTTCCCCTCTGCCTCGCTTGTGGCTGGTAACTATGGCTACATTCAGGTGGGCGGGCAGGGTCCGGTTCTGGTCGCCGGTTCGCCGACTGCCGCACCCGCGATTGGCAGCTTGCTCTTCGTCCCGGCCACCTTGGTGGATTCGTCTGTGGACAGTGCTGACAACTTCGCTGACGTGGCTGCGGTGACAAATGCGGGTTATCCGGTGGCTCAGGCGCTCTCTGTGAAGAATGCCGGCTCTATCGGTACTAACGTGGTTGAGGCTCTTCTGTTTCCTCCTCGTCACAGCTGGTAAGGGGGTCTTAGATGACTGTCACTACTGCTCTCTCGGATTTGGACAGGGATGTGACGTCCCGGCGTATTCATAGGGGGAAGTTGACGCTGACCTCCACCTACGTGACTGGTGGTATTCCAGTCACGCCTGAGTTGTTTGGTCTTCATCGGATGGACGGTCTCACACTGGATACAGTGGGCGGCATGCTTCTGGTGTATGATAAGACCAACGCGAAGGTGGTCGCCTACGTCGCGGCCGGTTCCGTAACAGCGCCGACCTTCACGGGCTCGGCTCTCGCGACTCACCGACATGTGTTGCACTTCCAGACCTCAGCGGCTGCCAACGCGGTAACTGCTGCGGCCAACCAGTTGAGGACAGCTGCGGCGGCTTTCGACGTTGCCGGTGTTGCTAACTCCGCTGGTGAAGGTGGTGTGGTGGATGTGACCGCGGGTACGCCTGCTGGTACGAACAGCGTGCCGGTCTTCTCCAGCACTGGTGCTGCTGAGTTGGCTGGTGGTACGTCTCTGACAACGACGGTTACTTACTTCACCGCTGTTGGTGTGTAGTTTTGTGGGGGAGAGCAATCTCCCCCATCTTTTGAAGGAGTAGGATGGCCAGCGATAGGACTTTCGAGTCGTGTTGGAAAGAGTTGCTGGTTTACTACCCGGAGTTGCCTCCTCCGCTAGCGCAGAGGTGGGTGAATACGTCTTACCACGAGGCTCTGGATAACCTGGAGTGGAGTGGGAGTAGGGGGTATGGGGAGTTTAGGCTGCCGGCGCAGACCCTCACAGGTCTGGCATCAGCAACCCTCAATAGTGCATCGGTGGTTGGAAGTGGAACGGCGTGGACATCGGCCCTTGTTGGTCAGCAGTTTTACCAGAATGGCACCGCACCCTTCTACACCATCATCTCTGTGGAGAGCCCGACGGCGTTGACTCTTGATAGGGTGTGGGGTATGGCCTCCACGGTGAGTGCGGCGTATGTAATTCAGTTGATCTACGTGGTGTGCCCGGCGGATTTTACCCACTTCGACAGTGTGGTGGATATACAGAATCGGTGGCGGATTCATACATTCCTACCGCAGGAGTGGCTTGATAGGGTGGATGCGGCGAGGGTTTATGCTGGGGCGCCTGTTTGGGTCATGGCAGCTGCGACACCTTCACCAGTGACGGCGACACTCGACAGACCGCGGTTCGAGGTATGGCCTAGGGGGACAGGGGATGTGACATATCCATTCACCTACAGCAAGCAGCTACCGGCGATGAGTGCGGCGACGGACCGGCCGATTTACCCGATTAGGGGTGATATGGTCGTTGAGGGAGCGTTGGCACGACTGGCCCTGTACAAGGGTACGAAGGATGCGCCGAACCCGTACGCGGATGGGAATAACTATAAGATCCACCGAGCGCAGTTTATCGCCAGGGTGGAGCAGATGAAGAACATCGACGAGGGTGTGAGGCAGACGCGGATTTGGTACGAGGATGATAGGAATGGTTGGCCATGGGCGCCGATCGATAGCAAGTTTATACAGACGCATCTGTTTCCCCTATAAGGAGGGAAGATGAGCAAGCCGATTGACACGAGCGTGCCGGATTTGGAAAAGATTGGGAAGGCCCTGAAGCCTGCTGAGGGTGGGAAGAGAGTCCAGGGCGATATGGGTGACCTGAGTGGGGTGAATGGATGGGATTTTGCGGATGTGGACTCTACTCTCCTGGATGCTGCGAAGGAGCTGAGCTAAGGTGGCCGCCACCAAGTTTGGTCAGGCATCGGTGACGACAGCCACAAGTCTGTCCACTATCTTGGGGATTACGGCCCTGACGGCGGCGGAGAGACGGTGTAAGGCGGTGACGATTTCGATGGACCCAGCTTCGACGAATATTGTCTATGTTGGGCCCTCGACGGTTACGAGCGTTCCGGCAAATGCGGGTAATGTGGTGACTCAGTTTCAGGCGAAGGTGATCTCAGGGTATCAGGATAATTCTGTCTTCCTTGACGAGATCTACGTGGCGGCTACCGTTGGAGCGACTAACGTCTTCGTGACAGCGGTCTTCTAAGAGTGGCAGCCTATCAACTCACGACGATCGCGTCCATCATCACCCGGCTAGGGCAGCGGACGGATGGGATGGATACAAACGTCTTCTGGGTTGAGCAGGAGAAGCTGGATGCCATCAATGAGGCGTTGAGGGTGTGGCAGTGTTTGGTGGGGCAGTTTGAACAGCTGTTCAAGCAGAGCGCCTCGCCTGCACAGACGAATAGTTTCTTTCCGGTCCCGCGGCAATTTGCATCCATTACCCGGGTGCTTTACAACGGAAATCAGTTGACGCTTCTGTCGTTGAATGAGCTTGATAATGGCTATCCGGATTGGGTGAATACGCAGGGGACGCCGCTTTATTGGGCGCCGGTTGGGGCAAGCAACATCGCCCTGTATCCGTATCCTGTTGGTGGGGAGTTGACCTTCTACGGTTATCGTGATCTGCTGAAGCTGGGGCCGATGGATTACATCATCATCGGTAATGAGGAGCTGACGCGGGTGTTGGAGTATGCGGAGCATTACCTATCCTTCAAGGAGGGGATGACGGAGATGCAGGCCTCCTCGGACGCGCTAGATAAGATGGCAGCTGCGGCGGCTTACAAGAATGGGCGGATTAAACAGACAGAGTATTTCAAACACTACGCCGGACTTGATAGGGAGAATACGCAGAGACCTATGGCAGCAGAGCAGGGAGTGGGGATTCGGTGAGACTGAACTTCATCGAGCCGGATATCTATGTGTATACGATCACGGAGCTTGACCCGGCGACGGGGACACCGAAGACCCGCGAAATTCCCGCATTCACCTGCGGCCACTGCACGACGATTGTGGGAGTTAGGTTTGACAGGGTGCGCCCCCGGACGCGCTGTATGTACTGTAGGAAGTTGTTGTGTGAGGTGAACGAGTTGTGCATGGCTGGCTGTACCCCCCTTCATTCCATGGCGAAGGATCGGTTTGAAACGAAGGGGCCATGGACGCAGTTTTTGGATCCAATTATGAAAGGTGCCACGACCTTGGAAGAGGCGCAGGCAGGAGGTTTGAATGGCTAACTATTCGTCCACGATCAACGGGCAGGCACTTTCGGTCACCCTTGACACTATGACTATTATCACCACGGCTACGGGTCAGGGCTCGGCGGTTGCGCTGAAGGAACTGTACCTGAGTGGTGAGTCGAGCGCCAGCGCTTATAACAGGGTGGTGCTGAACCGGCCCGGCTCGGTTGGAGTGACGCCTGTTGTGGTTGCGGTCACGAAGTTGCATCCCGCGTCGGTTACGCCGCTCTTCACGGTGGCGAGCAATGTGGGTGGTAACGCGTGGACCACGAACCCGGTTATCAGTGCGACCGACATTTTGATCCCTGGGTTGAACACCTTTGCGGGGCAGATGCATTGGTACGCCTTGCCGGGGTGTGAGGTCATTGTGGGTACTCAGGGTGCGGTTGCGAACCTCTCCCTCAGGAGCCGATCGGGCACGAGCACGATCAGCGGGCACATGATCATCGAGGAATACTAACTCCTCTAAATAGAAGGAGTTAGATGTCCACCTTCATCATCTCCGTAGAGAAGGTCTCCCCTCTCCAGATACAGATCGGCACGCCGTCAACGTGCGCTGTGGAGGTGAGGGGTTGGTCTGCCTGGGCGGAAGCTTCGGTGGGCTCGACGAGTCATCCTCACTTCTATCGCCCGTCGATTCCGGGCACAGCGCGGTTGTCGGCTGAGTCGAATAGGGTGGGGTCGCTGAACCAGCCGGGCAGGTATAGTCAGTGCCAGGTGATCAGCTCCTTCTCTACCAACCCATCCTACCCCGATGTCATCCCGATGAGGACTAATCTGCCCTTTCGGCTCACGGTGGATTTCCCGCCCAAGCAGGGGATCATCATCCTCCCGGATAGTTATGGGTGTTTGTATGCAAAGACGGACTTCATCGGGCAGAGTGCGACGAAGGCAGCTCAGACAGGGAGCGCGACGCCGGGTGGGTTTCTTTGGAATGCGTCTGTCATCTGGGAGGAGTTGTAAGTGATTAGGCCAATCCTCTCCCGTAACTTCGCCTTTATCAGTAAGCATACGATCAGCGGCACGTCGCCGGCTGCTGACGATATGAGCAAGTATCCACGCTTCTTCCGCTCCTCCTATGACATTGTTGATAACTGGAAAATCATGCCGCCAGTTGCGGCGATCTATGTTGAGCCCCTCATCAGCATGCCGGCGGTTAGGCAGTATACGGAGGAGGGGTTTGTTGGGGTCAGCGTAAGGAAGAGGCAGAATGCGAAGGTGGGGCGGATCCTCGCCTCCCTTGTGCCCCTGCCGAATGTGACTAGGTTGTTGACACCGGACCCGAACCTTGTGCCGACCTTCTACGCAAGATCCTCGCAGGCGTTCCCGTACGCTGCACTGCTGGCAAGAAGGCAGCAGGTGAAGAAGCAGCGGATGGCGGCTATGTATGTGGAAAGTCAGGCGCAGATTGGGCGAGTGCAGACACTACCCTTCACTGTCTATAATGCCACGGTTGGGGAGATCCTTTCGGAGATCCAACGGCACCTGCTTGAGCCGATTGTGGATGGCGGGAAGACCTGGCAGCTTTGGAGTAAGGTGGAGGTTTGGAACTATCTCCGAGAGCGGTGTTCGAGGTTCTTGATCGACACGGGTGTGGTGACGGATATTGGGACCTTCCCCGTGGCGAATGGGGTGAGTGATGTGGACCTGGATGCGACGCTTGCAGAACTTCGTTCAGTGTGGGTGAGTGGGAGTGGGGGGAATAGGGCGCTGACGTCGCAGGATTTCTGGATGCTTGACAATGGGCTGCCTGGGTGGGAGTCGCTGAATTCCCCACCGGCCTATTACATTGAGGATCCGGTGAGCCCGCTTTCGATCACCCTTGTGCCGACCCCGTCCATTGCGGAGACTGGGACGTACTCGTATGTGAAGAGCACGCCGCTTGATTCGCCCTCCGGGAGTGTGACGGATAGCAACGGCCTCTTCACATTGGAGGGGTTCTTCCTACGTCTGCCGGCAATTTTCTCCTGGGCGGTGAAGTATGGGACGATGGCGGATATGTTGGCGAAGGAAGGGGAGGCTAATGATCCACAGAGGGCGTCTTACTGCGAGCAGAGGTATCAGGAGGGGGTTGAATTGGCAAGGTTGATGGTGGGGACGGTTTCAGGGGGGCAACGATAAAATGGCTTCTAAGACTATCACACCGAATGATGTTTTTGCTGTGGCTATTCCTGTTGATTCTGTTGATCAAACTGGCTGGATCTCTGCTCTTACATTTGGCGGAAGCACCAATGCTGAATGTGTTGTGGCCCCTGGAGATGGGAAGTATTTCTCTCTCCCTACTTGGGTTGTAGATGAAATAGCGGAATCTGGCACGCCAGTTACTCCTACTTTTGCAGCTGACCCCACAATCCCTAAGGATGCTGTCATTGTTGCTGGGCATGTTACATTCAGATACGCTAAAACCTATATTGACCCAGGCGACACTCCTTTCAATGATGGTAGCTTTTATTGGGGTGAGGGCATTGATAGGATTCTATTTCCAGAGCCGCCCACTTATGTAACCAGGGGAGAGGAGCCTGTAGAGGCTAATTGGCAAGAGTATAACTTAGATCTGGTTAACTTTAGTGCTGCTCAACAGATTCAGATGGGGCGAGGGTTTCAGGCCCTTGACAGGGGGTATCTAGATTGGATATCCTTCTTTATCAGCTTTCCTCTCACAGCCCCAACCATTGGCACTATAACCTTCCCAGATCGCTTTACCGATAGGGTGAATGTCAAGTGTCCGCTCACTGTGGGAGGAGTTACTAGCACCTACCCAGTCTCCTACTACTTTGAGTGGACGGAGCAGAATCCAACTGGGGGCGCCTTAGTGGTTACCCACTTGGGCTCGACAACTGTTCTAGCAGGGGATGGCTCTGGGGAGCCCCTTGGGCTAGTAAATGTCACTACGACTATCCCAGAAGATAGCACTACCCTTCCAGCTAGCAAAACAATCTGGGTACGTCTTATTGCCTACAATGCAGATGGGGCGATTACTGGAGCTTGGACGCAGACCTCTACCCTAGCAAATGATGAGATAACGATCTGAGATGAGCGACTACCAGAACAAGACCACCCAATTCGTTAACCTGGGGATGAACCTCAGGGACGCGCCTGATAAGCTCCAGCAGGGCCAGTGGCGGAGGCTTGTCAACATCAGGAGTAATGAGGAGGGGTCTATAACGGCCAGGCCGGGAAGGCAGCAGATCTTACCCGCCACCGGCACTCCTGTCAACACCCTCTTCAAACTCGATCAGCAGATTATCAGGAGCACAGGGACGTCCGTTGATCGTAATGGCACTGCTTACCCCTCCACCTGGTGGGCTGGGCCGAAGAGCTGGGTGAAGGCACGTTCCACGGAGGGCGAGGAGAAGTGGGCCTTCGTTGCCGACCCAACCAATCTCCGCATGGTCCACGCGGATGGGACGGACTTTAAGTGGGGGATTACTGCGCCCTCCCTCGCGGCAACTTTTGGAAGCAGCGGAACCGGTCCTCTCGATAGCAGCGTTGCGGGCGCGACGGTTTATGACTGGAGATTCACATGGTACAACAGTCGGACAGGGGCTGAGAGTAATCCATCCCCTACGGCAGATGGTGTAGCTTGTGTGGCGACGAATGCCTCGATTACTGTGCAGAGTAGTTCCGATCCCCAGGTCGATAAGATCGGCATCTATCGAAGGGGTGGGACACTGACGGCTGCGGCGAACAGTTGGCGGCGGGTGGGGCTGGTGCTCAATGGTGGGATTGACCCTATCACCAATCGGCCGCGAGCAATCACCTTCATTGACAACAACTCCGACAGCAGCATCTCCCTCGCGCAGGAGATGAAGCTGGATAACGACGTCCCTTTCACCTCGGTGGATAGTGCGGGGGATATTTTGAGGGAAGCCCCGGTGCCGTACATCTGGGGGCCCTTCCTTGGCCTCTTCATCTTCGCAACGGGGGATCCCAACAGACCGGGGTATGTTTACTGGACGAATCCCTCCCGGCCGACGTCGGCGAACCTGGAGAACAAAATCTCCGTCACCGCACCGGATGAGCCGCTGATGGGGGGTTTCATCTACAACGATCTCGCCTACTGCTTCAGCCGGGAGAACTTCTACGCCCTGGATTATAACGGCTCAGGTGCGGCGGTTGCCTTCTCTGCCCGGAAGCTGCCGATCGGCCGAGGGGCCTCGGGTCCCTGGTGTGTCGCCGGCAATGGCCCGACTGTCTTCTTCCTCTCGAAGGATAACATCTACGAGAGTGATATGCAGAGCTACGCAAAACCGATGACGGAGGATAATATCCGGCCACTCCTTAACCCTAATGCGACGACCGTGGCGGATGAGATTCAGGGGATTCCGCCCGTCAACTACGGCGACTTCACAGTCGTGCCCCCGTCGCTTCAGGATCCAACCAGTCCGATCAACAGCATCCGGCTGGTCTTCGGTGGGCAGTTCCTTCATCTGCACTACCTCGCCGCGGATGGGGTGACGAATGTGCACCTGGAGAATCATCTCCCTTACAACCGCTGGAGTGTTTGTGAAACCGGTCCGGTGGAGGAGACGCTGACATACTATGATGGCCAACAGCCAGGGGATACTCTCCTCATTGGTACGGATGATGGAAGGGTGGCGCTGGAGGCCAATAGTTATGGGCTCGTCAACACCCTTGACTATGGAGTGAATGAGATTCAGTGCAGGGCACGCACGGGAAGTGATGACTTTGGTGCACCACAAACGTTGAAGGAAGTCGGCAACATCATTGTTGATGCGAATGTGAATGGTGCTCACATCCCTGTGGCTGATGGTGGGGGGAACGGCGTTGTGGTACAGATGTTCTACAACACAGAGAACTCGACTGGGACAGCTATGCAAATCAATGGGGTGGGGAGGCAGAAGTTCCCTCTCTCCCTCGCCCCCAGCAGCACTCTAGAGCAGTACTGCTACTCGGCGGCTTTTGAGTTCCGGTGGAATGGGAAGGCTACCATTTACCAGGCGGAGACACTCTGGAGGATGGATGAGGAGTTGTTGACGCACTGGGAGTTCCCGCCAACGACCCATGGGCTGAAGGGATGGCAACACCTTCGGGATATGTACATCACCCTACGCTCGACTGGGAATACGTTTCTTAGGGTGGTGGTGGATGGGGTTAACTACTACCCACAGGTTCCGGGAGTTACGGGTATCAATGTGAACGGTCTGATTCTCTCCACAGGTGGGGAGAAGACTAAGATCCATCTCTACATGCCGCCCGTGAAGGGGAAGGTCTTCCAGTACTACCTAGACGGTGGGCCCTTCCGCCTCTACGGGGAGGACTGTGAGGTGTATGTGAAGGAGTTCAATACGGGGAATAGCTATCACCCGGTCGCGCCATTTACCCAGCAAGGTGGGGGTAGTTAATGACAGGACGGGCAGATAACACAATTCGTCAGGTCAGCACTCTTCAAGCGGTTGACATCCCAGAACTGAATAGGATCCTTAGGAAGATTCAGGGAGATGTGTCTAAGTTGGAGGGAAGGCTGGGGCAGGCGCAGTTGCGGGATTCTCTCAACATCCTTCCTCCCCCTGTCGACCCAGCAGCAGCTACTCAAGACTCCTCCACCCTCTTCCACTCCATCACTGAGGGGAAGCTGCGGGCCTCGGAAAGTAGGAGTGGGTATGGGGATGTCCTAAATGTGGTGGGCGCTTGGTCCTCTAGCAATATCGTCACTCCTGCGCCAGCCACCATGACCTTTAGTTCGGAGATAGTGAGTGATGCCTCAACCTTCCTATGGAACGGCTCTACCCAGGTAGCTTTAATGCGCCCGGGAGTTTATGTCTTCTTCTACAGAGGAACGGTAACTCCTGACGCAGGGGCTATTAGGGTGCTGCTGCATATCGGAGCTAGCACTTTCAGAAATCAGTACACCGGAGCTGGGGGTAATGTTACCTTAGCTGAGAGCATAACCTATGTCAACACTTCCACTACTCCTGTTGCGGTTAGCCTGGAGTTGACTATCGGTACAAGTCTCGGGAGTGCTAACCTCGAATTACCTACAATGCTTACCATTGTAAAGGTGCGCTAGATGTGGTATAATAGTAGTGGACTTTTTTTGAAGGAGACCCCTTATGCCAGCTGACGCACGCGACCCTCTCTCTCGACAGAACCCTGCCGCTTCGGGCGGGAATCCTGCAATCAGGAACCCATACGGCGGCCTGCTGCAGATCCCAACTGGAAGCACGAATGCTTATGGGCTGTCGAATATGGACTACTCTGGGCAGGCGGCGCAGGCGATTGGGAGGGCGAGGGATACTCTGAGAGATGTGGAGCAGAAGAAGAATACGCGCTACCCGACTGGCTCCCTGATTCCTGGAATGTCGGGTTTTGGGGATATGAGGAGCACTCTCCCGGACCGGTCACCTGATGAGACCCTGGGGAATAACAATACAGGGGGTGGGGCGGAGGATCTTGGGAGGGCGGATCGGCAGAATGCCGGGCAGCCTGAGGTGGATGGGTTTGGAAATCCGGTCCCCCCGCCTCCTACGGGTAACGTCTCTTCAATGCCTTCGACCACTGGGCAGGGGATGCCGCAGGGCGGGGAGAATGGCGGACCGGCGACGCTTTCTGGGATGAACACGGGTGCGCCCGCCACTGGTGGGGATATCTCCTACCAGCAGGACCCGGAGATGAAGGCGCAGTTTATGGAGGTCATCGACCTGTTGAAGCAGCAGGGTATGGGGGATCTTCAGGCACAGAAGGCCGCGCTTGATTGGTATCAGAAGCAGCATGGGCAGGCTGATGAGGACAGAACAAGGATGATGGATTGGGCGAACTCTGTGTTGGGCACGGGCTCTTATGCTGGCAAGTCCTTCGATCCCAATAACCCCGCTGCCTTTGCAGGAATCGCTGCAGATGTAAATGGTCTTGGGCAAGATCTGGAAGAACGTAAGAGAATGATTGATGAAAGTTCTCTTGATCCTGCTACCAAGATGCGGCTTAAGGCGGAAGCTGAAGGAGAGACTTATTCTAAGAAAGCTAAGACTCGCCAAGATCAAATCGGCGCAGCACGACAATACATCGCCCATGATCAGGACGCAGCCAGGGCAGTCCAGCAAGCGCCCCAGACCGGCGGCGCAGGACAAGCTGCTGGCGCGGCTAATGCAAACCTTGGGATGCAGCTGAACGCGGATATTGCCGCGGGTGGGCAGACCCTACAACGAAATCAGTTCAACAGCGAGCTGGAGTATCGGAAGGCCCTCGATGCTTACAATCAGCAGCGTCAGGCTAGCAGGGATGCGGTCAGCGACAGTCAATGGGACAGGGACTATCAGCTTCGGGTGGATGCGGCGAAAAGGGCGGCGCAGGGAGGGAAGACCAATTTTTTGTCTACCCTGGGCGGCCTGCTTGGGAAGCTGGGTGGGGGTGGAGGTGGGGGTGGAAGCACCCTCGGCAACATGTTCTCCAACTCTGGCAGCAGCACCTCAGCCAGTTCCTCTCAGCTTGACCCCTCTAAGCCTGGACAGCAGGGAGATTTCCTCAATGAGGATGGCGGATATAATCCTGGAAACCGCAATGGGGATGAGAGTTACTACAATCCCAGCAGCCCCTTCAGTACGCCGAATGGTGGAACTGCTCGACCTGGCGATCCGTGGTGGTAGGAGGTAGATGATGCATGGCTTTGGACTTCTCGCGCAGATTTTGAAGAGTGGTGGAACGCCTCCGCCGATGGGGGAGGCTCCTCCAGAGGGGACTCTCTCCACGCCGCCTCCTAATCCTGGAAGGGCAACGGGTGATACAGAACAGAGCGTCAGTGCGCCTCCGCCTGATACGGATCGGCCGGATGTGGGGGGTATTGGGGAACAGCCGTATGGGGGGCATGATCGGGCAGGATGGGCCGACATACTGCCCACTGGGCTGGCCGGTATTGCTTCCATGATTGCGGAGAAGCATTCGAATCATGGCCAGGGTGGTAGTTTGTCCGAGGGCCTGGCTCAGTTGTCGAAGGGTTATGGGGATGAGCGGATGAACCAGATTACCTCTGCGACGAAGGAGAAGCATGACCAGGAGCTGGCTCTGATTCAGGATGCGCATAAGGCTTGGCAGGAGGTCCACGGGATGGACATCGCCGGCATGCCTGATGGGGTTAGGAAGAAGGTCGCGGAGCTGAACACGGTGTATAATCAGGCGCTTCAGGATGGGAAGATTTCGCCCAAGGAGGCCCTTGAGATCTCCGCGTATGCTGGGATGGTGAAGAGGGCTGTGGGCGCTGGGAAGGAACAGCAGACGGCCGGCAGGGAAGCTGAGGCTTCGGTTAGCAAGGTGGGGGCGGATTTTGCCGGCAGGGCTGAGCAGCAGCGGCTGGCTGGGGCAGAAGACCCGCAGGCAGCTGCGGCGGGTGGCCTGAAGTATGACCTTGAGAAGCCCATCCGGGATCAGAAGTTGAAGGAGAAGGCCCTTAGCGATAAGGTGGATATTGCCAACATTCGCGCGAAGGCTTCCTTGGCGAGGATTAAGAAGGTGACGGATGGGATGGACCCGAAGAGGGGTGATCAGATCTTCCGCACCTACATGTCGGCGATTGGGAGGGCGATGAAGGATGATGATCCTGAGACCGCGGTGAGTAGGGTGGAGGATGCCTTCACGGCGCAGTATGGGGCTACGTCGCCCACTGGTCACGGGGCCGCGCCTTGGATGCGTCGGACAGAACCGCCTCCGGGTGGTGGGTATGATCCGAAGAGTGGCGTCCCCTTCGCCCCGCCAATTCAACTCGCCCCAGGGATTACGGCCACTAGGAGATAGGATTGCCAAAGTATTCGCTCAACGTCTTTGGCACTAACTACGACATCGACTCAGATAGGGATCTGAGTGATGATGAGTTGCGGACGCATGCTCAGTCGTTGATGGGCAAGCAGGACTCGATCAGTAAGCCTCCCACACCTTCCACGGATAATGGCTATGATGCCTCCACCGGACTGCTTCCTGGTTGGTTGAAGGAGGGGGCATCGAAGGTGATGGGGACTATCGGTCTGCCTGCACGCGCAGGATCGATGGCGGTTGATGTGGCTTCTGCGGAGGCACAGAGGGCGGCAGCACAAGAGCCGCGCGAAATTTCCTCCGATGAGAAGGATGCCCGGATGGTGCGGGCGCTTCGGTCGAATGCTGTTCCTGGAGCGGATATCATGGACCAACCAGCGCAGGATCCCTCGCAGCCGGTGCGGATGGGAACTGAGACGGTGGTTGAGCCTGGCGCGAATCTGATCACGGGAGAGGGTGTTCATACTCCTGGGATGGGCGCGCAGAGCTTGAAGGGGCTGCAGGATATTGGGAATCTGCAGATCAATGGGCTCTCGGTTGAGCCAGATGCCTCGGCAGCGCAGACGGTTGGGGAGCGGAAGGCGGCTAATAAGAAGCTGTTCGAGGGTGCGGGAACTCTAGGTCGTGTGGGCAAGTTTGCAACCAGTGGCGCGGAGATTGCCACCGGAATGGCCCTTGATCCTGCGGTGGCTATGTTGGGGCCACTTGGAGAAGCCTCACAGAGTTCTCTCATGGCGAAGAGGGTGTTCACTGGGCTGCAGCGAACCATGCAGGCAGGGATGGGTGTGGATTCGGTTGAGGGGCTCCATGACTACTGGGCCGCGGGGAATAAGTATGGGTGGAACAGTCCTCAGGCTGACGACGTTGGTGCCCAGGTGCTTACCAACATCGGCTCGATTTTGGGCCTTGAGGTTGCGGGGCATTTGGGGAAAAAGGCGGCGGAGGCTGGGAAAGCATCCGACACCATCCAGCCCTTCGATCATGAGTTCCCGGAGCCGACAGCGCCTGCGATTGAGGAGCACTTCGGCAGTGGGGAAGCGGCGAAGCCGGAACTACTGGATTATACTGGCACAGCTCCAGAAGATCGTCAGCATGCCCCGAAGGACTTTGACACCGACTTCACCCCACCGCCGGTAAGGCCGGAGGGGCTTGAGGCGCAGCTCCAGGCGAAGAAGGAGGCGTTGAAGGGGAAGCCTATTGATGAGTTGCTTCCACCTATTGCCCCAGAGGCCGCACCTTCCTCCAACATCCGCTCGCCCAGGGAACAGTCTCTTGTTGATCAGGTCAACGAACGCCTTGACTATGAGGGCCTGGAGAAGGGGACGCCGGAGAGGCTTGCGCGGGGGAAGGAGATGCTGGCAGAGGGGGGCCTGCGAAAGGGGCCTAGGGCGGAGATGCTGGCGGAGAATGTGAGGGAGGAAGCTCCCAGGGAAGAGCCCATGGAGGTTGTCCATGAAGATGAACTGACTCCTCCATCAGCAATCAGGGAGTATAGGGGAGAGATCAATGAGGGGGCTAATAATGCTCCCGAGGCATCCGTTGCCCATCTGAACCGCGTCCTCCAGAGTGATACTGGAAGGAAGGTTTACGATGCTCTAGAGGGGGCGGTGGGGATGCTGGATCCCGCTCTTGTCACTGGACCTGGGAAGGCGCAGGCTGGGGAGTTCGGCGGAATGGGCGCGGATTTTGCCGACACTAACAGCCGCATTCATGGCTTTAGCCAGAACGAACGCTCGCATGTTGACATAGCTTCCATCGCCGCCGAGGCAGTGCACAAGGGAGGTATTGAAGCTGAGGATAATGGGGCGGACCGAGGACAGGCGACTGTAGATTATTTTGTGAACAAGCTCTTGGATAACTATGTCCATGAGTTTACCCATGGGCGTACTGGGGCACGGCATAATAATATGCCGTATGGTGAAAGTGGAATGACTCATAATGAGGCGTTCCATGAATTGTTTGACGCGATGAAGGATAAGACATCGGAGCAGCGCCGGTTGCTTGAGACGCAGCTTAAGAAGCAGATTAACCTAGATGATGTGCTTCAGCTTAAGCGGATGGAGCAGGTGTTTCATTCAGAGGCATCAAGAGAACAGCGGGGTAATGGTGTTGATGCTAATGCTATGGTGGAAACGAATAAGGCTAGCGAGCCGCCAGAGTGGAAGCAGCTTGATCTGGATGAGCTGAGGGAGAAGAATAATAGGGAGGAAGGCTCCACACCTCTCTTCCACGCCCTGGCGCGGAACCTGATCGAGGGTGGCCGGGAGGTTGTGCGCAATCCTGGCGGCGCCCTAAAGCAAGTCGCGCGGACCAGTGAGCAGCTGTATCAGGCGGCCCTTGCGGGCGGCTTCCGGACGGCGGAGAGGAACGTGGTCGCGGCCTCGGCGGAGGGTGGGTTGATGGCGATGGCCGACGGCCTTCAGGCGATCCGCCACACTCTCACAGGGAATAAGGAGATGGCCGGAGAACATACGGCCAAGTTGCAGCAGAGGGTGAAGAATATTGCATCAGGGCATCTGTTGACATCATTGGCCGATACGATGGGGATGATGGTGGGGAAGGAGTTGCCTGGGAGGGTCGCGGGGGATAACCGCACCCTTGAAGCCATGGGCAGTGATCTTGTGCCCACCGACCTCCACGAACGTTTCCGCCACCTGATGGCATCGGATGTGCAGACGGCGACGGGATCCCGACAGCTGACGAAGACGGAAGCAACGGGTCGGTTCATGATGATCTTCAATGAGCTTCAAGAGAGGTCTGCACGGCTGGGCGTTATGAAGGTGGAGCTGGCCCCGGTGATGAAGAAGTTTGCGGCGAAGGATTACAATGATCTGTGGCAGAAGGCGCAGGATGACCCGATCGCGAGGGTGGAGATTGGGGATGCCCTGGCAAAGGCGGAGACGGCCGCGCTTGAACGGACGAAGGGACTCGGCCCATCTGGGACGAAGTATGGTCAACAGCCTTACGGTTCCACAGCCCAGGGGGAGATTGCCAGGAAGGCAACAGCCTTCCTCAACAGCATCCCAGGCGTGAAGATCGTCACCCCCTTCACCAACTACACTATTAACAACTTCATCGTGAACTTGTTGGAGAAGAACCCGATCACCGCCAACCTCACCGAGCGGGGGAATAAGGGGATTATGAATGCGTATGAGGGGGATATTCAGGGGTTGAAGGGTAGTATCGGTGACCTCCGTACCATTAGGAAGCAACGCCTGGATCTTGAAAAGCAAGCGCGGGATCAGTACAAGACCCTAGACGACTCCATCCAGCTGAAGTTGCAGAATGCCGTACCGGGACAGAAGGGAAAAATCCGCTCCCAGGGGTTCAAGGATCTGCGCGATCTGAAGCAGCAGTGGGAGCAGAAGATTCAGCCCCTCCGGCAGAAGGAATACGCCAAGCAGTCGGATGTTGTCGGGCTTAGGAATAAGACGGAGAAGATGCAGTCGGGCGGGGTATACTCTGGCAGTTACAGGGCTGCCCTCACAACCACTGGGCCGTTGCTTATTGGCCTGGGGATGCTTGCTCGAATGCGCCGCGGGGAGGATGGCCTTGATGCTCTCCAAACCCCTGGTGAGAAGGATGAGAAGGGGAATAAGCGGGTCAGGAACCTTAGCAGCCTGGTGGGGGGTGCGTCTCCCTACCTGATGGTCGGAGACTACCTGGCACGGACGTACCTCCTGAAGAGTGACTACTACAACGGCCGTACCGGGAAGAAGGCCCTTGAGAGTGTGCAAGGTGGTGGGGCGGGACGGCCTGGGCCGGGGGACATCGTGGCCGCTGCTGGGGAGGGCGACCAGAAGTTTGCCGATGTGGTGAGGAAGTGGGCGAGTGGTGTGGGCGCCGGTTTTGGCAAGATGGCCTGGTTGGGGGACGTTCTTGATGCGGCTCGGGAGAGCCAGCTTGGGAAGAAGCAGACCGGCAAGCGGCCTGACCTGACGCGGACGCCCTCGAAGGAAGGTGTCCTACTGCAACCGTTGAAGAGGGGCCTGGAGAGTAAGGTCGCGCCTGAGAAGGTTCAGGATGCTTACGACTCCAGCAGCGGGGAGAAGAGGGAGATCCCGGCCTTCTGGGATACCGTCCTTCATCTGGGTGCCTCGGAGCAGAAGTTGTCCCCCCTCAGTCAGTTCGTTCAGCGCCACCCTGATATCAGTCCCGCGGCGGTTTTCATGAAGCAGGCAGGCGTCCCGGAGTGGGATGATGCACGATACAAGGTGTTCCGGGAGCGGCTGGAGAAGGAAGTCGTCCCGGTTATCGAGGATGAGTCAATGCCGGATAACGTGAAGAAGCAGTTTGTTCAAACCCGCATCCGTAATATCATCACGAACGCTGGGGCAGAAGCCAAGAGATCTCTTCCGCCGACGCTGGTCCCTGAATCAGTTCGCGCGCAGACAGAGAAGAAGGTTCAGGGAGAACAAGTGCGCCGGGAGAATCGTAAGCTATTCCGCGCCCCCAAGCATAGTGGAGGGCTGAAGAAGAGGGAAGAGAAGAAGTTTGAGAAGGCACTTTCCGAAAGTACGACAGAAGGGGATCATTCTTAAAGTAGTTGTCCCAGACGCCGGGCATGATGTGCTTCCTGGCGACGGTGTTGACAGCATCTAGCCAGGAGTTGCGAACAACCGCGCCGTAGGTTCCTGGGACGTACTGATCAGCGGCGACAACAGGAACACCGTTGAAAGTAACCGTATCCCAGCTTTCACTGGTGATACCTGAAAGATAGCGCTGAAAACGGGGCTGGCTGGTTGTGATGGTGGTGGAGAAGTCGTAATGGCCTATGGGCTCATTAGCTGCCCCCATGTCCCATTCATCAGCCCAGTCACCGTTGTCCCCAAACCACCCCGCCGGCTTTTCTTCCCCACACTCGCACCAGTTGTATTTGTCGTAGGCGTGGGTGTGGGGTTGCCAGGATTCTTCAGGTTCGCTCATTCAACTTCTCTCCACAGAATGGGCAGTAGACAATCGGTACCTCGTTCTCCTCATCACAACTTCTGATGGTCCCATCCTCTAGAATGGTCGGCACACAGGCGTAGCTAACGGCTGCGTGAAACACTTCCAACCCCTCGCACGTGTGCCCTAGAACTTCCACTTCTCCAACCCTCCCATCGTAGGCCCTATCTTAGCCTCCACCTCAATCGACATCCCACCCAACTCCTCCCATCGTCGTTCCATCGACTCCCGCATCATTTGAAGAATCCGCCGCTCCTCTCCAATACGCACCTGAGCAGTGATACTATCATGCGTGGGAATAAGCAGACTGAACGTCGTCCCTTCCTCAGGATGCCCACCGAGATCTACTAGGATCGTGCGCAACATTGCCGCCCCGGTTGACTGGGGCAAGAATGCCAGGCACTCCGATGCCTCCCTTGACGGCGCCCCCTCCTTGTCGAGGACATTGAAAAAGCTGAGAGAGAAGCCGAAGGGTGTAGTAAGCCTCCCCTGGGTGTGCGCCTGCATCATTGTCGTGTTTTGCCATTGGACTATCTTCGGAAAGGCCCGTTCGATGACGGACCTGATTTCCTTTGTCTCCTTCACTGACTTGCCAAGGGTGCGCGCCATGTTGTATAACCCCTGGCGGTAGTTGAATGCGTTGTTGGCGATCTTTACTATTTTGTATTCGGTGGGGTAGCCGCCTTTAAGTCCATCGAGGTAAAGTCCCAGTGCTTTATCATCCATTCCCAAGTCAGCGGGGCGGCCAAGGTAATGTGATAATACGAAGGCATGGGAACCCAACTTCGCGACTCGGATGTAGTCGGGGTCGTTGGCGAAGAATCCCACAAGCGTCGGCTCAATTGCTCTCCAGTCTAGTTCAACTAGGTGATATCCGGGATCAGGGAGGAAGGAGCTGCGGATGATTGCAGCTGCCTCTTCCATGATTTCGGAGCCGCGACCCTGCGGCAGGTTCATGAGGTTTGGCCGCTTGGCAGCAAGCCGGCCGGTTTTGACGGTCGTATAGAGGGGATGGATCTTTCCGTCCAGCCCTACCATCGCCTCCCCTAGGTAGCTCTTCGCCTGCTTGTAATGGCGGGCATCGAGGGTTAGGCCAAGGACTGCATCATCGAAGAACTTGCTGATGGACTCATTGTTGCTGGTCGGCTTCTTCGTGGTGCGATGGAGGGGGATCTTGTATCCCTTCCACTTCATGTAGTCGAGGACTTGCTTTGGGGAGAGGGGGCTGAAGGGCTCCGCGCGTGCCCACAACAGTTGTTCTTCTAGAGGGATCTCGATCGATATTCCTCCATAACTTCCTGCGTAATATCGGTAGTGTCAAAGTCGTTGTCGGAGCTAGGCACATGATGAACTACATCCCAGATGGAGCCCTCATGATCCAGTATCTTCAGCCAACTCAGCACGTCTCGCCTAAGCCAGATGCGCACCTGAACATCATCCCCAGAGACGCAGCTCATTGATAGGATCCAGCATTCTCTCATCTAGTCCTCCCAAAAATGATCATCCCAATGCTCCTTACACCTAGCACACCAATCCCCACCCCAGCCGAAGAGCCACCTTAAACGGTCGCTCTTGAATTCTCCATCACCCTCTGGGCATATGCGGGCATCGGTAGGAGTGTACTCGTCGTAGTCATCGGACTCCAACATCATTGCACCTCTCTAAGAATGTTAACCTCAACCTGCTCACCTAGGAACCGCTCCCAGCATCCGTCACACCCGAAGTGGAGTTCCCTGGCAAGGCGACTGACTTTCGTCTGGTCTTCCCACGGGAGGATGTAGAGGTAGGCCCGGGTTGCGGGTTCTCCACACCAGGCGCATCCCTCTTCTTCCTCTTCTTGGGCGATGCTGGCTTCTCTAAGCTGAGCCCGAAGCTCGATTGCTGGGTCAACTGCTGGAGGAGGAGATACGCCTGCGCCTGGCCCCTTGTCCTCACCTTTCCCAGCAACTGCCCCTCCGTGCCTATAGCGTACCACGTTTGGAGCGGCACGGGGACTAGCTGCCTCACCTGGACCATCTTCCCCTCCTCCCACTTCCCCTCTTTCCGCAACTTCTCCTCTGACGATTTGAACACCTTAACCTTTCTGCACCCCAGTGGGGCGATGTGTTGTAGTTCAGCGATGCATCGTTCCATCTCTTGAAGGAAGTGGTCGAAGCCTTTCTTCCTGATGTCTCTGTCGGTCCGTACCCCGCGGTTGCTCATCCGGTCTAGGATGATCCGGAGTTGGATGTACTGCTTGTCGAAGGACTCCCAACGGCCCTGCTTCTCCAAACCCGCCCTACCGTAGTTGAAACAGCGCAGGAGGACATCGGAGTCCGCGGCGTTATACCAAGCCGGGTTCGTCCCACTCTCATCCTTCCAGTAGTGCATGTCTGGTGTGGCGAAGGTGGCGATGTACTTCAGGCCAGCCGGCCAGGACGGTTCGAAGTGATGCCAGACGTCCATGTTGTCAACGATCGGGCCGCCGAAGACGACTCCGGCATTCAACAGCCGGGGGCAGTCGAAGTGCTGGTTGTGAACTAGCTTCCACCCCGGCAACCCCAGCAGCTGTTTGCACAGGGTGATGTAGGGCTCTGTCCACGGGACGCTGATGGCCTGGAAGGGCTTGAAGGAGAAGGAGATCCGTAGGATGGTGTAGGAGGGATCATTCTCAACAACATCCTCCTCATCATCCATCCCGGCCTCGATGTCGCCATCCTTCTCATTGCGTGCGCTGTATGGCGTCTCGATATCGAAGGCGAGGGGTGGGTAGCCTGCGGCCGCGTACTCTGCAATGAACCGTGCCAGGGCCTGTGGTGGCGGGTCGCACTGGTAGAACTTTGCCGCTTGGATCTTGCCAAGTCGGGCCACCGCCAGGGCCTTCATCAGGTCATGCTGCCAGACCCGGGTCAGGTGCCAGTTGCCCCGCTGGATGTAGGAGGGATGGTAGGTGGGGAGGACCAGGCCGTAGGGGCTGTCATACACATACCCGCGGCGTTTTTCAATCCCCCAATGGCCGGTGAACCACCTCATCGGTGTGTTCCCGAGCGGCATGATGACGCGGGGCTTGACCTGATTAAGAAGCTCGGTCAGATAGGGAGAGCAATTCCTAATCGCGTCATGCTCGAATGGTTGCTTGGAGAGCTTGTTGTCTGGTGGCCGGCAGCGGAGGACGTTGCTGATCAGGAAGTCATCCCTCTTCAGGGGGAGGTTGTTAACCGGGTCCATTTGCCGGGTGATCATGCGATCCAACGTCTGTCCCGCTTGGCCGACAAAGGGGCGACGGGTGGGGACAGGTCCTTGCTGTCTCGCCTCATCCTCCCCAAGGGCCTCGCCGACCATCATCACGCCGTGCTTTAGGAGACCGCTAGAAACAACGTACCCGCTACCAATGTGGGCTAGCGGGCAAGGGGCGCAGCGGTCGGGTTTGTTGCTAGGTAGGGCTACTGTCTGACCTTCCCTTCTGTGGAAAAATGCCGACGGCGAACTGGAAGTTGCAACGAGGACAGCGCATGTCTAGATGCTTCTCGCTGGTCCAAAGAGGACAAGGCCGATCTCCGTTCCTGGTGCTCTCCCAATGCCCCTCACAGAAGGGGGCCTGGTAACATGGGATATAGTCAATGTTCCAACCCAAGAAGCCGCGCAGTTTGTTTTCTTTGCAGGGGCGCCTGAAGCTATCGTAATGAGGGCGGGTGCCCGGGCAAACGCTCATAACTTGCAGGCTACTGTTCAACATCCTACATTGCGGACATTCACTACCGGCATAGTAGAGAGACTTCTCAGTCTCCATCATCACGAAGTCACCCTAAACAACTGCGGCTTATCGCGCCCCTGATAACGAATGACGGCGACCTTGAGGTCAAAGTACTTGAAAGCCCCATCACGAATTAGCTTCGCTGTCCGCTCAGAGACGGCATCGCTATGGAAGAGAAAGTAGTACATCCCTCCCTCCTCCACGTGAGCAATGTCGCCCTGCTTAAAGAGGTCCGCAACTTCAGTCGCCGTCAGTGACAATTACACTCTCCTCCTCTTTTTCTTCGATGATCTTCACCGCCGCCAGATTCCCCGGCAAAACCACCGTCCCATCCGGTAGCCGAGCACCGAGCAACCGCCAACCATTAACCACCTTGTCCACCTCATCGAACTTCACTCCCTCCGCGACGATTGTATCGATGCCGTTGACATGGGCGCAGAAGTGGAGGTGGCATGTGAAGGTGGGCTGACCGACGATGGGGATCTCACTCATCCCTTCCCCTCCAACACCTTCAACCGCTCCTCATGATCCTTCCAAACGCGGTTCCAGTTGGACGCCTGGAGCTTTATATCTTGGGAGACTACCGCCATGGCGACATCAACCATCTCCTGAAAGGTCGGAGTCTTGACGACGACAGGTGCGCAGTTGTACTTACAGGTCTGCCCATCGGGGACCTGCTCACCGCAGTATTTGCACTCGGTCACAGGAGGCCCTCCTCAGCGAGCAGGTAGTTAAGCTCCCCCAGAGTCGCTCTAGCAACCCGCACTGCTTTCTCTTCTATCTCTGGGTCATCTCTGTCTTGACCACTCAGATACTCTTGCCCTTCCCGCGTAGAGATATCGAACTGCTCTCCGGTTTGAAACTCATACACACCTCCGGGGCAAGAGGCCATGAACTGCCTTCCCGAGGCTTTATCCTGATAGACCCATTGAAACACAAAGGCATAAGTCTCTACGCCGACCTTTAGCCCAGTATACCAAGGAACATTTGTCACGAACCCATTACTAGCTTCCGGTACATTCTTCATGATGACATCATCAAGGTGATCCTTGAAGTTGGGGTAATGCCCACAAGTAGGGCACACTTCTCCATTCTGATAACTCATCCCTTAAACGCCTTCCTTTCCCGGTCCCACTTGCCGCAACTTGTACAGAAGATCCTCCTATACTTCAACTCGCCCACAATGGACGTGCCTCGGTATTGAATATGCCCGCCACAAACGCGGCAGGTTGCCTTGTCATATGCCCTGGGGTGGGCATTATCAAACGGCCGCAGGCGTAGGTATAGCTGCTCCAGGGTCTGCACGTCCTGTTCGCAATACTTCGCCATCGCTCGAAGGGAAGCAACATCGCCCGCGAGCACCCGCATCCACCAACCCGGCCACTCGTCCCGAGTCTTCATATGCTTCTGCTCGGTCAGCCCAAGCGTCAGTGCCAGGTTCTGCAGTCTGTTGCTGGTGAAGTTCGCCACGCTGCTGGCAATGAACTTCGTATCCCGCATCTTCGTCATGGGGATAGGTGGGAGGTTGTTGATGAGAAGGCGCCCTTGAAAGAACCGGCGATCGAACACGGACCCGTAATGGGCAACCGTGATATCCGCCTCGTTAAGAAGCTTGGATGCCGCCTTCAGGAGCTGCTTATCATCGACAACATACTTACGACGTTGACCCGGCAGGCCGCCGAAATCTTCGAGGGTCATGGAGTGGGCCTTCTTTTCCCCCAGCCACTTCCAACCGAAAACCGCCAGCGACCCCAGGTCACTCCTCAGGGCGTTGACCCCGATGGTCTCCACGTCCCAGATCAGGACCTTGGGTGCTGTTTCCACACTATCAATCTTCAGGCGTCCACCTCCAGAAGCGACGATGTTTAGCCATCGCTATGTCAACAGGAATAGGATCATCCCTATCCTGGTCACTCAGGAAACAACTTGGGCAGAGGCGCCCTCGGCCTTCCTCTGACTCAAAGTCGTCCCCGCACTCGCGGCATCTCTTAGTAGGCATGCCAGGTCCGCTGAAGAATAAACTCCACGATGTAGGGCAGAAAGGTGATTAGAATCCCGGCCATTGAGATCCACGCCCACCAATCTTCCAGCCACGGCTTGCCGTTTACAACATGATAGAATCTCAAGGGTTGTTATCCCTCCTCTCACCTCTCATCATACTCCTTTTGGTGAGGGAGTCAAGCGATTTCCTTCTGGGCGAAGTTCTTCTCCAGGAAGGCCTTAGCAGACAGGCCGCTCTTTTCCCAATCACTCACCGCACCCAGAAACCCCTCCATTGACTGCACCACAAGGACATTCTCCAACTCTGTCTCGTAGGAGAAGTTCCAGGAGCGTTCCTGGAGGCAGACAAGGGCCTCTGGATTCATCGCCGCGATCTCCTCGATGTTCTCATCGAAGTCATCCAGGTAGGCGTCCATCTTAATCTTCCCCTTCGACTCGTCGGCGGAGAGGATGTGGATGTTGTGGGCGGGGATGGCGGGGAGCCATTGATGTAGCCACAGCTTTCGATCATTGATACAACTCTCCGGCACCTTGGTGATGATGTGGATCTCAGGGGCGCTTGGGATGTCTAGGAGATTTTGGAGCGGCTCCATGTTCTCCGGATAGCAGGCCATGTCCTGGAAGACGCCGTACTTGACAACAAGCTCATCCCAGAACTCCTTCCACCTTTCCTCCCCCACCATGTGTTCAACGTAGGTCCAGGAAGGCGGATTGGCGGGGACGTTGATGCCGTAGTGGTCGAGAAAGACCCTGCGGACCTTGGTGCCGTAGTTGCTTAGGACGCCATCGCAGTCGATGCCCAGACGAAGCTTACTCATCCCTTCATCCTATCGTCAGTTCCCAAACCGAGTCTCTCGAATTCCATGAGGGTGTTGAGGTGGAAGACGGCGTGTGCCAGATGGTGGTAGGAACTTTCAGCGTCCACTGAAGTACCTCCCTCGAAGGCAGATAGATGTCGATGGAGGGCATCCAGACTGAGCCGCCAAGGATAACCCTTGCGCCAGTTGTCGGCCGCGTACTTCTGTGCGCCATACCCATACACCTTGGCCACTTCGAGGCGTGGCCACCAAGGAACCAAGGAAAAGCGCGCGATCTTAACACCCTTCTCTCCACCTGTAACGGGGTCAACAAACCTAACTTCTTCTAAATGTGCCGCTGTTGTCAGTGTGTAGCCTCCCTCTTCTGCGCCTTGATAAGGTCATATTCAACATGGCCGTGTGGAGGTGCGCCCTCCAGCAGCACGTCATAGCCCAGAAATCCAAGCCGCGCCTGAAGTGCAGCAACCACCTTGCCCGGATTCGAAAGGCTGACAGTGCGGAAGTCGAACGCATATCCAGCCGCATGGTAGCCATTCTCCTCAAAGGTCCCCAGGCGAGTGATGGAGGTGATGATGCAATCCTTCCCCTCCTGCTCGGCGATGACTTCGGAGGCGACTGTCATGGCAAGCAATGTCTCCGCCTTCAGGAGGCGGGCGGTCTTAATCTGCTCATCAAATCGTAGACTCATTCCCCCTTCTCCACTTCGATGAAGTCGCAGAATTCGCAAATCCAGGCGCTCTCCTCCGGGCACCAGGAGAAGACGGGCTCGGCACAGGCGGGGCAGAGACGACTATACTGCTTCGACATAACCAATCCCCAACTTATCCGCCAGCTTTCTCAACAGCTCTCCATCTTCCGTAGCCCGCAACTCGTCCGGCCCAATGAGGGAGCCTAGGAGCAACCGTTGCTGCTCCGCTGTTGCATCTCCTCGGGCGAGGATATCGAACATCTCTAGGGGGGTATCCGCGGCGGCAATTTCAGCCCATTCCATTAGGATGCCCTCTGCGCTCTCTCAACCGCCGCCTGCTTCAACCCCTCGCGCACGACCTTCTGGAGCCGCTGAAGCTCCACTTCACGATCCTTCTCACTCTTCTTACTCATCCTTCTCTCCCTTCCTCTCTGGCAACTTGATGCCAAGACCTACCGCGATTGCTGTCTGTGTGGAGACCATCTCCTCAAGCATCTTCTCATACTGTCGGGTGAGGCGCTTGTTGTCGAAGTACAGGGTGACGGCGGCGATGACGGAAAGGATCTCAACCGCCGTGAGCCCAAGGGACCTAAGTAGTTGAACTGTTGATGGATCCACGCTTTCTCCTCTTTCTCTTCTCAATTTTGATGGCCACGATGCAGCCTAAGGGATAGATGCAGAAGCCACTCTGGCTGCTGTCATCATCGATAGTTGTGGTGGTGACAATCACTGGGACGCCCTTATCCTCCTTCTGCTCCCAGAAAAGTCCATAGGAGGTGCGGCGGGCGAGGGTTGCTGTGTTAGGATCGGCGACGCTGTTTTCATAGATGTCCACCCAATCGATAGAGATGAGATCACCTCTCATCAACTCCGGTAGGCTCAATCCCCCACCATCACAATCTCTGCCTCGGCCCTAAGCATCTTCTTCCCCTGCCTCAATTCAGCAACCACTAGCCAATTCGCCCCGGGAACAACGCGGCGGTTGGGGTTATGGGTCCAGACGATATCCCTCGGCGGCGCCTTTCCATCCAGCCACTCATCCCACGGTGCACAGTCACTCTCCTCCTTCGCGTAGTAGGCCCGCTCGCCTAGATTGAATCCGACCTTGGGGTAGATAGCCCACTCGATGGAGGGGCAGTACATCTCCGCGGATGGGTTGAGGAGGCGGAGGGTTATGTGAACTGGTGTCGGCATCGCCGCCATCCGAGGGCTGACAATGAGGACCGCCTCGGGTTGCTTGACCTTGTCCATCTTCACCTCCCAACACTCATCGCAGACGTCGTAGAGGTGAGGTTCCCCTTTCTCCTCCGGCCAAATCATCGGTTCCCCCTTCGGCCAGATCATCATCATAAGCATGACGACAACCATCCGCCCTAGGAAGTCAAGGAGCCACATGAACGATCTCCCCCAGGAGCTTCAGTGCTCGCTGGTTGTCGGCCTCAGACCAATTCCCCGAGCGCCACATGTGGAAGGGGCGACCTGTTGCCCAACCTTCCCTCGCTAGGGCTGCCCACGTATCCACCGACATATCCTCAAACTCGTTAACTTGACAAGGGCGGCCAACTGAAGCACAGGGCTCACGCTGATGGTAGCTGTCAAAAGAACAAGAAGGACATAGTCCGGGATCCCCACTATTGGTGCCAATAAGCTGGCCACCGCCAGAAGCGCGAACAATCCGCACAATACCCTCTTCCCATGCTTGGGAGGAACCGCATACGCCCGTCTCATTACCTACCTGCCAGATGACGTTGGGATAGCGCCCGAGCGTGGAAACCGCTTTGTATACCCATTCCTCCACAACATTGGTAGGCTGGGACCGAAAGAGGTCACAATCGTAGTCAACTCCGTTGGGATTGTTGGCACCGGCCCACGGAGAGAACTGCTCACGGTAGTCATTCTTGAGGCTCCATCCATCGACGAGGTCGACTTCGACATAGACACCTTTCTCCTGTGCATAGGAGATGAGGGAGGAAACGCGGTTCCAATATTCTTCATCCCATTCGGCGAGGTTGTACCTGCCGCCCCTCTTGATATATGGGTGAGTGTGATCATGGTAGATGTCCGGGCCGAGGCGGAGGTGAGTCCAATTAGCCCCCGCGGCTGCCAATTCGTCCACCGTGCCGGTGTCGAAAAGGGGCCAGCCGTGCTCATCCACGCCGTCCGAACAGCAGATGATGCTGCCTAGGATGGGCGGGACGAAGCGGTCTCCGGAGGTACGGAGGGGAGTGGTGATCCTAGCTGAGGGGGGTGGGGGGCTAGGACTAGGGCCTGGATCAACAGGTCCCGTGGGCAGGTGCGGTAAGCCCTTACAGGCCAACCAGATAGCGACAACGACGAGGGGCCACAGCTTCTTCAGCATAATAGGCGGGACCTCCAAGGCCCGTCACCCATTATACCATTTAGACGGGAATTATGCCATCCCTAATATCAATGGTGATGGCTACCAGGAGTTCCCGGAGGAACTGAATCTCCGGATCGCTCACAGTGCCAATCACCTCCTGTGCCTCGATGTCTTTCAAGAAGCCCCTGATTAGTCCCTTGATCGCTGCCTCCTGCCCCCGCCAGAATGCCGGATGCGCCGCATCCGTCCCATCCCAGAAGAGGTTGTCTACAGCGGTGTAATCAAGATCCGCATCATACCCCTGTTTATCCTCAGCCACAGAACTCCTCGCACTTCTGGTTGCTGCAATGGCGGCGCATCAGGGAGAAGCACTTGGAGCAGTTGATTGATTCACCAACCGCTGCTCGAAGATCTGCAATCATAAGGAGAAGCATCTCCTCTGCCTCCACGAATAGTGCGGCGCTGGGGTCGGTTCCAAGAATCAACGCAACTCTTTGGGCATAGGTCAACGGTGCGCCTTTTGCCATCTGTTCAAAACCCTCCCAACTCACAACCGGAACCCCAGCTTCTGCGCCTCAAGGACGCTCTCCGCAAGCCCCATTGCATCATCGAGGGCATTGTGTGTATGCGGCGTTGTCGCCATCTTACTCAGGTGTGGGAAGGACTTCGCCTTCCGGTAAACGGTGCCCACATCCGTCAGTTCATGAGCCATCGACGCGCCGTCAATGCACCCCTGTCGCCACGCCGTGTAACGTTCCTGGACGTTGATCCCCTGGAAACCGAATGGGTTGTTCCCACAGAAGCGCGAGAGGTAGTAGGCAATGTGCATCCAATCGAAGCCGGATGTGTCACTCACTAGGCGGAGGTCGTGGGGGGCGATTCCCTTCAGCCATGCATGGAAAGCAGGGAGGGCTTCCTCAGGAGGGGGGTGCCCCGCTGCCATCTCAGGAGTGAACCCGTGAATCTTGATCGTCTCCTTCTCCCAGCTGCCTTCAGGGAGCGGCTTTACCGTGGTGTAGAAGGTCCGCCCCAAGCCGGGCTCAATAACAACCGCGCCGATTGAGAGGAGGGAGTGGAAGGGTGGGGAGAGAAAGCCGCCGGTTGCTTCCACATCGACGGAGATGAGGGTCATCGCCGAACGCTCTGATCCTTCCTCACCGTCGCCAGGTTTCCCATCGCGAGGCAGACCTCACCGACGGCATCATCGAGGTTATCGAAGGCCATCTCCTTCCCACCGAAGGATTCAAAGGCCGTCCAGCTCTTCGAGAGGCGTAGAATGCTAGAGAGCATCCGTTCCTTCGCCTGACTGTATGTACTATCCGCCTTCTCTGTTACGACGAACTCAAAAATCTCCGGCCGCATCGGCAACAACCTCTCTCTTTCAATAACCATGCTGAATTGATCTTCGATGCTTAGCGTAGCAACTCCCGAACCTTTAACAAACATTCCTCCAGCCGGAGACCGGCCTCGCGCATTTTGAAGTTGACGGCATACTGATCTCCCGCCTTATGCGCATCATTCGCCTCCCGAAGGAGGTTGGCGCCGTTGACAGCGTCTCCCCACAAGGAGGCCAGTAGCAAGGTCCGCTCGTCAATTACTGCTGTACCCACTCATCCTCACTGTTCAGGGTCCAGTCGGTAAGGCACCAGCGGCAACGCTTGTTCCACTTGACAATCGTGCGCTTCCAATGGATGTTGTGGACGCAGAGCCAGTCTTTGATCTTGGGACAGATGTTCTCAAGGAAGACTATAACCAAGGTAATGTTTCCAAGAGCACTGGTTAGGATGACCCAGGCTGCTAGTAAGCCTATGAGAAAGTTGTGCACGAAACTCCCTTCTGTTGAAAAGAAAAGGGGACCCGAAGGCCCCCTCTTCCACGACATCGCCTAACCTGAGGCCGCCCTTGAGCGGCTTCCCTTAGCTGTTAGGCAGACTTCTTGAAATACGAGACAACCGCCTTCGCCTCGTACAGGACGCCATTCTTCTCCACCGTCTCGCTGTACAGCGGCGTGCCATCCTCCGCCGTGCCCACCTGGAAGTCGGCCTTCTTCAAACCGCCATTCGCCCACTTACCAGTCGACGCGTCCTTGCGGCTCTTGTCGTTCCAGTTGATGACCACCACAACCGGCGTGGAAAGGGACTCCTGCACCCACTGGATCGCCTTCTGGAGATCCATGTTCTTGGTGTCGAAGCCGAACGCCGAGAGGTAGGAGGCCACCGAGGTGGACTGCTTCGGCTGGCCCGTTGCCGGGTTGATGAGCGGTTGACCCGTCTCATAGTCGGTGAGGGTGAAGGGGATCGTGGTGACCTTCTTATCCAGGAAGCGGGTCTGGAGGGTCTTCTGACTCTCCTGATCCACAAGCCCCGAGGCGAACGAGATGACGAACTCGTAGTGTCCCGCCGCGGCGCCTTCCTTGATCTGCTTCGCCTTCACAGTGCGGTTGAGGGACAAGTACTCACCCGGAGGGGTGACGCGGAAGCCGGACGTTTCTGCAGCGACCATGCCTCCCGGAATCTCTTCGCCCTGTCCGCCAATCCCACTGATGTCCGTATAATCGTCGTAGTTAGCTATTTTAAGGCTCCTTTTGTTTTTGGTTTAGTTGTTTACTGGTTTACTTACTGATCTTGATCGGACCCTTGGGGGCAAGCACCTTGACCCTAGGGGGGAGCGACTTTGCGGTCTTCTTCATCACTTTCCTTTCTTCGAATCCTTGATATACTTCTCCAACCTTGTCGACTGCTTCCCGACGTTCACCTTATTCCCGCCCACTGTTTTCAGCTTGGGCAGGAGGGGCTTTTCTTTTCCGAAGGTCACGCGGCCACCTTCTTTCTAAGAGTGAAAGGCCGCAGGAGAATACCGGGCGCCGGAAACTCCACACCCTTCTTCTTCAAGAAGCTGATCTGCTTCCTCTCCGCATAGTTAGGCTTACCTACTGTGAGCAGATAAGTTTCGCCGCGTGCATTCTTTCGCTCCGGCTTGCCAGCGTAACTCTTCCTGGTAAACTTTACAGTCAGGTTGTCCGCCAAATACTTGGTACCCTGACGAGAATCCGTACTGAGAACTCTCTCATACAAGTCCACGATCGCCTTCCGTACACCTGCATTGATTGCGTTCACTTCGCCCTCAACCTTCGCTTCGGATCCTTCGAAAGCGCCTGCTTTCGATAGCCAGGATTGTCATTCTTCGTTTGCTTCAATCAACCTCCTCAATCCAGGTCGCCAGACTTCTCAGGCTCTCTGGAGTAAATGTCATCGCCCCATTGGGAATCCCCTCAGGTACATACATGCGGGCGAATTTCATGTTACCCAAGTGCATCCTCTCGAAGGAGATTCCAGTGATCAGTTCAGTGTCAGGCCCAAGCTTCATCGCCTCACCTACGCCAACTGGCCCATTGTAGGTGCTGTAGATGAATGGGATCTCCTGGGTGTCAGTCACTCTTCCCAGTCACCGGTTTCGACCCAGGCTTCCGGGTCGCGTTAAAAATCTTCGCGGCTGATGTCTTGGCCTCTTTCAACGACTCGCCCTTCTTCACCAGGCTGTCCCTGATGCCTTCATACCTCTTAGGCAGCTTCCTGATCCTCCTCTTCAAAAGGCCCGTTCACCCACACCCGAGCGTGAAGGACTCTGTTCCTGTCATAATGCGCCTTCTTCGTTCCCATGTCAAGTAGAAACATCTTGCTGAATGGTTTTTCCTCGATCTCCACATTGAGGTGCAGGGGGTAGGGGATGGGCCAGGGGTTGCTCACTTCGCACTCTTCAACTGCACAACCAGACCGTAGTTAAGTGTATGTGGTTTAGTCCAACTAGGAGGATAAATCCTAGGATGAGCTTCCTTAGTGAAATAGTCTCCATCGCACACCCCCACACAATTCCCTTTTGGATCTACTTGAGTAGGGCCGCAGCCTTCGCACAAAACCTCAGCAGCGAGGCCCTTGTTCCATTCTTCAACAGTTGTTAATCCCACGAAATCGTCAAACTCCGGGATACATTGCTTGCAATGGTCGCTCAACCCTTCACACTCAGCAGCGGCCGCAGCTTCGCCACCACAGACACCAAATCCATCTGCTGCCTCATGACCACATCAATCGACTTAAAGGCCATAGGATGCTCACCCAGCATTCTCTCATCCTTCCTACAATCAACCCCATCTGTTGCCTTCCTGAAGTCGTCGAGGGAGTAAAACTTCGCCGCCCCCTCCCTACTGATCCGCCGTCCAACTCCTGCCGCCGCACTGTGAAACGCCCCCGTTGCCCCCTTACCACAAACAATATAAGTGGGCTTCCCCAAACCGCCGGGGATGACTCCAAGATCTCCCTTCCCTGCACGAATGGCCCCCCTTCGGAGAACGAAGACATGCTCGTTAAAGTGCCGCTCCCAGGAGACGAAGTTGTGAGGACTGTCCACAACCGTCCGCCACTTCGGCTGGAAAGGGAAGAAGGACTCGACGATGTCCTTCACAACCTCCATGATGTTCTCCCGGTTCCAGGCTGCGTAGTCCTGGGTCCACTGGACGGCATCACGGCACGCCTGCATCTCACTGCTCCCCGAGAGGAAGGAGGCAAATTCGGGCGGGATGTGCTCGTTGTGTGGGAGCAACCGCGCCGCTGCAGTGTGGAAGGTGGAAAGAGTCTTGCCGATGTCCCGGCTCCCTGCCTGGACAACCACCCAGAGGTTCTGTCCCTCATCCTCGCATAGTTCGATGAAGTGGCCGCCGGCACCGAGGGTGCCAACCTGCCGCTGGGCACTGGCCAGGACCCGGATATCCGCCCCCTTGAGGTTGACAAAGAGGCCCCACTTCGGCCATCGACCGAGGCGGTCGATTGGCTCCGTGAATTGGAGCGTCCCCACCGGGATGCTGCTCTCGATGGCCGTCCTTAGTTCACTCACCAGGGCACTGGTGAGATCGGTGCTCTTCATCCCCAGGGTCGCGGCACGGACCCCGCACCCGATGTCATGCCCTAGGAGAGAGGGGATCAACGTCCGCCTCGTCGCCACCACCGTCCCGACCGGGCACCCAATCCCCTCCGTCGCATTTGGGAGGACGACGAGATGTTGGTAGATGTCAGGGGCGACGGAGAGTTCCTTCAGCCGCCCCCAAACTGCCTTCCCCACCTCAATCTGCGTCGCCCAATGGTGGATCGGTACTTCCCGTCCTGTCCCGTAAGTCACCGCACTCATCATCCGACTCCCTTTTAGGGTTGTTCTTTTAACTCTTTCAACAAAACCACAAGGTGGCGCTTGCATAGAAACAATGCGTCATTCAACGACACCACACACCAGTTGTAACAACTGTCGCATCTCTGCATTCCGCGTTCCATAGGGAACGCTACTGAGTACCTCATGCGAGTAGAGCTGCCTTCGCCTTCACCCGTGCTTCGTCCATCTTCTGGAAAAACGTCGTCGCCACTCCGCCTACTTCTGGGAAGTCAAGGACCTTTGGAAACTCTCCTCCCCTTGGAGCGGAACACTTCGCGAAGAACCCGTACGGCTTGCAGTCTGCCGGGAAGTGCGGCGCGACATACAACTTCCTGTCAACAATCTCTATCCCCTGCCCATCCTTCACGGACTGCTTATTGGCATCCAGTCGAGGGACAAGGTCAGTGTGTATGACATCTGTGAACCAGGGCAGGCATCGCTCAAGCAAAGCTTTCCCAGGAAACGCCGGCCCATATGCGGGCTTTCCGTCGTCATCGACTCCGCGAAGTTCCAGAGCGGTCCAGAGCACAATGGGCACCGGAATTGTATGTGTATTAGCGACCTGGATCGCGGCGTAGTTCTGAGCATCCCCATAATGTTGCTTGCCCAGACCAGCAATCGTGAAATCGCCATCCTTAACCTGCCTGCCCCCACCGGAGTCGATAAGACGTAGCCGGTTGAGCATAAGCTGTCCGAAAGATGTGGCTCCCTCGAAAACATAAGCTCCTACCTCATCAAACCCATTAGCCGCCTCCGTCACCTTCTCCAACCGGACCCCCTGTGCGAAGGGAATCCCACACGCCTGACACTTCACTACCTGCGCTTGGCCGATGGAACCACTATCCCCCTTACAGGAGGGGCAGGGTTTCCAAACCTTCGTCGGCGCGAGTAGTGGACTATCCGGCTCCGCAACATTGGCGGGCCAGTGGCCCTTCGTTGCCATGTTGAGGTTGTGGAAGATGGATGCCTCGGGGAAGGAGTCGATGGCCCAGACGCTGACGATCCCCTCGTCCATTAGCGGTTGGTACGCCTTCTCTCCTCCCCCGTCGGCGGTTACCACCCGGGTCTTTTTCCCGTACTTCTTCCAAACGTAGGCGGCAACGTCGGCCGCGAACGAGGACTTACCGACTCCCCCCTTCCCGTAGTTCAGGATTTTGTGGATCGGCTTCAGACACAATAGGGCTATTAGGCACCTTCCTCTCTTTTAGGTATATTGTTGCTAGCTCCCAAGTACATATTGAACAGTCTTCTACATCCAGCCACGGACACGGATTGGCGTCACAAGCGGCACATCCGGGGCACTTCATTGGCTGTCCGTGGTCATGTTTGGCAACCAGCCCGCGAATGGAATGTGGGTTGCAGGAACCCCTGCCGCCTTGATTTCCTCCACCATCTTCTTCGCTGCCGGCCCATTGTATGAGTGTACTACGACACAGTGTTTGATGCAAGAAGGATTTGCGGCGATGTACCGGGCAACTGCGCCGCCGTGGTTTTCCAACTCGTAAGCAACGTAGTGCTCCCCACCGAGGTCGTGATCGAGGGAGGCGATGTCGAAGGGGCCGTGGACCTTCAGTGCGTTGATGGCCAGTGTGGCGGTGTCTACACAGAAAACATCCGCGCCTCCTGTGTTCTTCAGGAAGTGTTCGGTGCGATTGTTATCATCGTCGAGGAAGAGGATCTTCACGCTGCCACCAGTTCCGGAAAATTGGCCGCCGTCAACCACTTCATCGGGCGGATCCAGGGATCGAAGGGCGAGGCATTCTCGCACGTCTTCACGATATCGATCTCATAGGGAGTGTAGTTGGAGGAGGAGGAGTAATGACGGTTGCCTGATCCCCCCATCCCATTGCTATGAACCCCCCACATCGCCTCATACTGCGCCGCCTCATCGTCATCTGCCTGCATGGCGTCCGCGACCTTGTCGAGGATCGAGGCGACCATCTCCTTGTCCATCTTGATCATCGAGGTATCATCATACCGCGACCCGAAGATGAAGCACTTCATGCAATTAACGACCGTTGGATCTTCATCATCGATGATCAGCCGCGTGCCACAGTGCGAGGGGCAAGTCTTCCCCGCCCGATCGTTCGGATTGTACACGCTGACCTTGCTCGACTGTTTCACCTCGGGGGTGCTGTAGAGGACCTTCCCATCCGAATCCCGATAGAGGAACCTCGCCACCTTCGAATCACACCCCACACACCAAAGCTGCGCCTCGGGGTCGTCGATGGATTGGATGAGGGACGCGCCCTTACACCCCCCACAAGTCTCCCCGATTCGGTCAACCTTCTCCACCTTCTTCGAGGCATAGAAGCTACCTAGGGGCTTCCCTGTGTATGGGTTCAACTTACAAGCAGCACACTCAAGGACAAGAGAATCGCGGCCCTTCAACAAGACCCCAGCATCCCCGACGCAATGCGGGCACATCTCCCCTTCTTGATACAAAGCCTTCTTCTCCTTCTTCCTCATCACCGGCTCAGACGTCACAGGATCCCTGAAACACTTGTAGCACATCAACTGCCCGTTGACCTTCGTCAGAGAGCCGTGGATGCACAGGGGGCAGTGCTCTCCTAGCTCATAGGCCGGTTTGCCGAGTTGAAAAACATCCCCGCACTCCTCACAACAAAGCTCCTCGACCCCATCCGCATTCTTCCAACTGACCAGGGTCCGGTAACGGGAACAGCTAGGACAATCCGACCCCACTGTCAACCGCTCCTCGCGTCCGCCTTTCTTTGCGCTCACTTAGTTTCCCATCCTTTAACATCTCCTCAACCGTCGTTCGTTCGAAACAGATGTCCTCGAAGGGACACCAGGGGCAGGTCTTCTTGGTTATGCGTTGGGTGAAAAAATCGAGGCGGTCCTCTTCCGGGACGTCGGGGGAGAGGATGTTCTCAATCTCCGTCTCCCTTCTGACGAGCGTCTTCAACCACTTCTCAACCATCGCCTCGCTGATGGTGATGGGGGAGGAACGGCGGAAGGGGACGTCGATGACGGCTAGGAAGGCAGGATTAGCAAGCCATTCGCTGATCGACATGACGTCGGGGATGAAGAGCTTCTCCCACCCCGCCGTGTATCCGGCCTTGAGAACGCCGGCCTTGGAACGGTAGGCATAAAGGAGGGGCGTTGTAAAAAAGCCATTCCTCCGCTCCCCCTTATAGAAGCCCTCAACAACAATGCCCGCAACATCTTCCCGCACATCATCCTGAACCGCGACCCCTTCCGTGATCATCTGGATATCGTAGAACCAGTCCCGCTGATCCCACTCCTTGCACGTCTTGTGGTTGAACACCCAGATCGCGCCATTGCTCCTCTCCCTTACAACGACATCCGCACGGGCGTAGAGGATGACGTTGGAGGAGAGGGGAACCTTGATCTCCCGCTCGACTGTTAGGACTTCATAGGTGGAGAGGAATAGGGGGAGCCGGTGCATTCCCCATCCCATGACAAAGGCCTCGACAAGGAAGCCGCCCTCTCGTACCTGAGAAGAGAGGAGAGGATTTGTGCCGAGGTCAAGGGAGGAGGTGGATTGTTCCCACTCCTTCTGTGCCTCTCTAACAGCCTCATCCACAGTTGACCCAAGGAGAAGACTCTCGATCCCCTTATGGACACCGATGCCGATCGCGGCCTCAATCCAGTACGGCCCCTTCTGTGTCCCCTCAAGCCCCATCCCTCCCCACTCCGAGGTGTAGTAGAACTGCCTCGGGCAACTGTTGTACGTCTCGTAACCGCTTCTGCTGATTACCCTTATTCCAGGACCTCCTTCTTAAAGAAGGCAACCGCCTCCTCGAAAGTGTGAAATGGGAAGATGCCGGGGATCTCCCCCGCCATGACCTTATCCCAAAACTCATGGCACTCCGTATCCCCCAGCCATGGTTCAACGTACTCGTGGCCAATCTGGACAATCCAAAGACCGCCAGAGTAGGCTCCAGTGTAGCGATCCAGGCTGATCGAGGCTGGATAGTGCCTAGGCCGATCCCTCTTCACTTCGCCTCCTTCTTAACATCCGTTAGGTTGACCGGGATGACGATATTCCCCGAATCCGGGTCACTGTAGACAGCCTGGAGGATGAACTGCTGACGGAGGTAGAGGAACTTATCATCCTTCCCCTTCACCTCCAGCAACTCACTCAACGTCTCATCCGCCTCATTGATATTCCGGAAGATGTGCATGTAGTTCCCATCATCACTGAAGGGATACCACTGATCGGACTTGCTGTCATACTTCACATACAACACCCAACCCTCGCAGATCAATTCGTCCTCATCTCCCTCATCACTGTCAAGCGGCTCCGTAATCACGTTCACCTTCTTCTCCTCCTTCAGGCGCGGATGCTGGTAGCTGTGCACGCACCTATCATCCCCTGTCATGTTACTGTGATGGTTGATCCAACCACTACACCCGGGCACACCGCACGGGTCGCCCCACTCACTCTTCCCCACCAGCCACCTCATCAGTCGGCATATCACTTTTCCCATCGTCTCTCCCCAACCAATGGGAGGTGCCGGGGAAGAAGCCGCTTTCGATTGCGAGACGCCTCCGCTTGGCGGTGCTTTCGGAGACCCCCAACTTTTTTCCCACTTCCGCGTCAATCTCCTTCTTCGTTGCGCCATCAAGGGAACCCATCATTAGGTACGTCGTTAGGAACTCGTCGTACAGGGGACTGGTTAGGGTGTAGCCATCGCGTCGATCCAATAGGAGAGGCAGTGGGCGGTAAAGGGCGCTGGCCTGGCTCTTGGTGTGGTACAGCCGAATTGACTGATACGTTTGGGGGTTCCACGCGGCATCCCGAAACCGCTCCAACTTAAGCCCAACCTGCGCGTCATTGACCCAGGCTTGGGATCCGGAATGCCCCTCTGTTCTAGGGTTCGACATCCCCTTCTGTGTCGGCGCCTTCCTAGGGTGATGGATGACCACAAGCGCCGTATCCGGAAACATCTGCTGCAGCCGCCCGTAAACAATCTTCGGCGCCTTCGAGTCCTTGTCATCAAGGTCATGGATCTTCCTAAGGGTGTTGATGAAGACAACATCCGGGCGGGTGACCTCCCGCAACGACAGGAGTTCTTGTGCGTCCGTCCCCGAGAGGCTGTCGAGTGAGAGGGGAGAGGAAAAGTTGAAGAAGACATCCTCCGGCGGATTTGGCTCAACCCGGAGCCTTTCAGCCGCCACCCTCTCCGGACTGTCCACGTCAAGGTAGAGCACCCTCCCCTTCTCCGTGGGAAGGCCGAAAAAGGAGGTCCCGGTCGCGATAGCCTTCGCCATGCACCAGGTTGCGGGCGACTTGCCGGTCGAGGTGGAGCCGTAGAGGAAGACAATCCCGGCCCTGGGGATGTATGGTTCGATGAGGAATGGCTGCTTCTCATATACCTTCTCCCTGATGTCGCTCCATTTAATTAGGGTCATCTTCCTCCAGGACAGACGGCGAAAATGGAGCTGGCATAGTGGAAGTGTACCATGGATTCTCTGTTTCAGGAGGAGTGAAGACAGGCTCGCCCTCCCCAACGGTTGAGTAGCCGAGGAAGGTATACTTCCTCGCCTTCTTCTCCATCAGGTGGAGTTGATCCTTGGTTAGGATCCCATACTGTGGGGAGTAGACGTAACCCAAACTCTCCAGCTGCGCCAGGCACTTCTTCAACGTGCCGCAGAGGATGATGACGATGTCGAACAAGCCGGTTCCGAAGGGGATGTTAAAGGCGCTCCAGTAGTTCCCCATAGCCGCCTGCATCTTCTGCCGGAGACGGATCTTGTCATTTGTCGTAATCACAACCACACCACCTTGGTTCGGCCCTCATGGCCGTGGATCTCATCCACCTGTTTGATGTTGTCGTAGATGTTTGTTGATGGGGTGGAGGTGAGCCATTCAATGGCGACACGGCCGTTGGAAAACTCGACCCCCTCCGCGACCGTCCCTGTTCCGCTCACACCATGGACATCCTCCGCCCGGTGGAGTTCAAACAACCTCATCATCGATGGACCGCCCCGCAGGAACAGCAACGATACTCCGTCGGGGCCTTTTTGTCAAGGGGCTTTGTGAGGTTGCCCCAGGACTGGGCGAGGAAGGTGGGGCAAAACCCCACGCGCATCTTCGGCGCTTTCTCGTTCATCCCGCCATCTCCAATTGATCCGTCGCTATCACCGAATCCCAGGCTTGCTGGTAGGCTGTCTGTTCCTCGGGGGTCAACTGCTGCCCGGCATTAATCGTTGCCCAAGCCGGCACCTCTGTCGTCACCACATCCCCCTCCCCCTCCTGTGAATCATCGAAGTTGATGTAATACTTCCCCTCCTGAAGTCCAAGGATCGCGGCCTTTTCGGCCGGGAGGAAGATCGGCTCGATGACCGTCTCCCTCTCATCACAGGAATCGAGGAGGTTTTGAATAGCCTTCCTCATCTCCTTCGACTGCCGGTGGTAGTCAATAACAAACGCCTCCTCCACACGGAGGTCAATCACTCTCGTTCTCCTCTCTCAACAACTGGGCAATGGACTTGCGTCCGCCCTTTTCTTCTTTCACAGGTGGTCGAGGTTCGTGCTTGGTTTTCCAAGGCGGCCGATCTCGGGCCTCCTTCTCTGTCCGACCCATCAAGCGACCTTCGGTTCCTCAAACAACTTCACCCTCCGCTCCACCGGCTGACCCTGGCACCCATTACACTTACACCGGATGAACTGAGAGACAACGAACTTCTGCTTCTCCCAGATCTTCCAGAGGTTGAACGAGAGCGCCTTCGAGCAGCCCTTGCAGTTGAGGGTCCAGGGGTCGGCGGTCTGAATGGCGGCCGTCTTTGCTAGCGCCTGCGTCTTCTCCTCATTCAGCCCACTGAGGTGATCCTTGATCGTGAAGAGTTCCCTCTTCATCGAAATCTTGCACTCGGGGCAGGTGACCTTGACGGATGCGTTGATCACGCAGCGACCGCCTGAGGACTGCTGAGGCCCAGCAAAATCCTCAACTGTTCCCCATACTTCTTCAACACACCACTGTCTTCGGGGAGTGCCGGACGGCGGTTAACCTCACCGACAACCCACTTCCCATCCTCAAGCAACCAGAGATCAACGGCACAAGCGGTCAACCCGAGAACCTCCGCCGCTTTCTTGGCCATCTCGCGGCCCTTCTTACTGAAACCAACCGTCGCCCCAGCGTCGTAGTAGATCCCCCAGCCCGCATCCCACGACCTGATCCACGGATGCGGCTTGTCATTCCTGGGCTTCTTATGCCCCACCTTGACCGACATGCCGTTGATCACGTGAACCCGGAATTCACGGACGACATTGAGCTTCTTCGTCCAGAAGGCCGGGTTCTTGGTACCGTGCAGGAGGTCCTTCCCCTCCTGATGGTTCGCCGTCCGCCCCAACCAACCGGTCACCGCCGTGTTGTTGAAGGGAGGTACCACTATACCCTTTTCCGCGAGAAGAGTCAACTCCTGAATCTTGCTGCCGACGAGGGAGCTGTTCACAACGACGACACCGGCCGGGGCCTTGAAGTAGGAACCCCAGCAGAGCACCGTATCCCCCTTCTTCCACCCACTGAGGGGAGCTGCTTTCCTGAGGCGGCGCGCCCCCAACTCCTTTACCAACTGCCGGGCGCTGTCACTCGCTGCCGGGCAATGAACAAAAAGTCTAGCCATTTGTCGGTCCTCCTCCTGTCGTCATCGTGGTCCACAAATCGTTCAAACCCTGGGTGGAGAATTGTTGAAGGCCGTTGGCGGCAATGCTGCTGCCGAAACCGGCAGCTGTCCCCATTCCGTACAAGGCCGCCTTCTTCAACTTCTTCTTCGCCATCTCGTCGTACATGAGATCCCCCTTCGTCTTCAGCGGAGCCACCTCCACCTCATACCGCACCTCATGGATGTCGGCGAAAAGGAGCGCGGCGAGGTAGAGGTGAAGCGGGTAGGCCATCCCCTCCACAGTCACCGTGGGCGGACCGAGCGGTGTCACTGCCCCACCCCTGGGCACCCCGGGGATCTTCACCGCTGGCAGATCCCTGATCCCGATCCCCTCCACCTTCTCGGCGAGGGCTTCCATGGCCGGCTCACCCACGGTGTAGATATGGAGAGCCTGCTCCATCGCCTTACCGGCCAACCGCCCCAACTTCACAAGGTCAAGCAAACCAACACCCCCCTTCCTGCTCTCTGTTCATGACCTAAACTTCCAGCCATACTGCGTGCCACTATGTACATCAGCCTCTTGTTGCGTTGCAAGTCCCAAGACTGTACTAAGATGAGCAACTAACTCTGGCAGCCAATGAGAAGAAAAACGCGCCTTCTCGAACCAATTCTCGTCATCCTCGGACTCGATAACAACCATGATATGAGGATCCCCCTTACCTCGTGGGCACAGGGATACTCTAAACTGTTGGCCACCGACAGTGGTGATCTCAGTGATCTCGGTCACGACTGCACCCTCACCCCGCTCAGCTGCAACCGGTTGTTCATATGCGACACAAGGTTGGCAATCTCAACCTCCGACATCATCCCCTCCTCAGTCCCAGCAGTCTGAGGGCCACTGGTCCCTTGGGTCGATGAAGAGATGACCTTCACTTGTGGCGACGTCGGTGCTTTTGGGCCCGGCAAAAAGCCCACCGGCTCCTTCTTCGAAGCCGCCTCCACTATCCTGTAGCTGGTGTTGGAAGCGATGAAGCCCTTGTCGGTAATCCAGTCACCCCAGTAGGCCGTGCCGTCCATGTTCAACACCACGACCCTCTTGATATCCCCGATGCAGGTCAGGTAGCCCAGGCCGAAATTTCCGGCGAGGAAGGCCAGGAACCGCGTGTCCGACCAATGGCTGTTGGGCATCTTCAATGCCCCCTTCGCCGCGCGGGCCACCTCGATCGCCTCCTGTCGCCATGACGTGAAGGTCCCATTATGCATCAAGACCCCATCCTTGCACACCCCGGACAGATCCAGGGACGCCTTACCGTCCAGGGGGAAGGGGTGGGTGAGGGCAGCATTCGCGGCTCCCACCGAAGCGGCGCGGAAGTGGATCAAGAGGGGGAAACAGCTCCTCCCCTCCTTCGTCCGGAGCTTCAAGTCCTCAATCCAATCGAGGAGGCCCTTCCTCCCATCCTTCCCCTCAAGAGCGAGCCCCTTCTCCCACCGGATGCCCTCCTTCGTCGTCCAGGCAATCCCGGCGCCGTCATCATGAATCCGCTCACTCTCCCGCAGTTCGGCCAGGGAGGGGAGGGCGTAGTAGCACGCGAATGCGACGCACATTACCTGCTCACCTCTCCCACAGTCACAACCCTCTCCATCACCTTCTCCTTCCCCGTACTGTACAGGGAGATGTAGTCATTGAACGTCTTCTTCGTCTCCACGAGGGCACTCAGGGCCTTCGCCTTCTCCGTGAACGTCGGGAACAACCGCACCTCCACCGTGCTATGGAGGCCATGAGGATAATTAATGACAGTCCTCCTTGGCGCCCCCGCATTGCTGTTCTTCTTCTTCACCCCCACCTGCTGACGGGGGGTAAACTTCCGCAGGGCAAACCTGTTCTTCCCCTCCAGCCGATATCTGAAGAGGCTGTTCTCCGGCACCTCCTTCGCCCCCCAGAGATGCATCCTTCTGAGGAAGAAGTTGAAAAACTTCGCGCTCATCACATCCTCATAGAAGAGGGCGGATGGGAAGGAGAGGTGGAAGTGAATCCCGGCGCTCTTCTCCTGATTAGTCCCCACCTGCGTCGGCGCGGGAACGTCGAGGGGGTAGTGGGCAAGCAGCCACTTCTCATCCTCCCCCTCTGCGCTCAACGGAGGGGAAACAACCTCCCCCCAGTGCTGCTTCTGGGGATGGTACCCCTCAGGCGCGGGAACGCTGACGTCCTCACTGTACAGGACATCCTCGAAGAGGGTATCCCTCCACCCGCCCTCCAGCTCGATGCCGATCTGGGAGAGGTTGGGGTAGGTTGCTTTACCTTGGGTTGCTTCCATATCAGGCCGCGTCCCACTTCTTCACCCGGATCTCCATGTTCTTTGAGGGCGGGTGGATCACGTTGTTGAAGAGGCAACAAACCGCCCTCTCAGCCGCGTGCATGTAGGCATCCCGCATGGTGTTGTTCGAGGGGCCGAAGAGCATCTCCACGCCGGCCGCGCTACCGATCCCAACAAGCGTCAGGGGCGCGATGTTGAAAGACCCGCCCTGCTCCAGATATCCCTCATCATAATCGATGAAGAACCTTTCCTCCTCCCCACCGTATTCGAGGATGGACGGGAGGGGGACGGGGTAGTGCAACTTCCCAGTGACGGTCTTCATCGTAGAATGCCCCGCGCGCTCCATGGAACTGATCAGGAACGGTTCAATGACCTCGCTCCGCATCCAGACCAAGGTCCCCTTCCCATTCGACGTCAGGCGCACATGGATCAGCTTGCTCGTCGCGTCCGGCATTCCTTCCCTCCCCTCACTTCTCACAACTTCAATGTCCAACATCACTCACTCCAATCGACTTGTTGAATGTCCGGATTTTTCAGCAACTGTTCCGCCACTTCCACCGGAACCATCCCGGTGGACATCTTATGCTTCCCAGCCCGGATCCGCAACCAGAGCCTGTTCCCCAGTTCCAGGAACTTGTTCCAGCAGGTCTGGCAGAGGTCGAGGGTTTTGCGGTTGGTGAGGCTGACGGGTTTCCCCGGCCCCTCACCGAAGGCGAAGATGTACTCTCCCGTTGACCCCCCGCAGATCAGGCACTTCGCTCCCGGGATGTTGCAGGAGACGACAATCTCATACTCCCTGGTGATGATGGAGTCGTTCATGTCCAGATATTCCCCGTCGTGGACGGGTTCCCTGGCTACCCGGAAGACCTTCTTATGTCGATGCTTTCCCATCATGCCGCCTTCCTTAGGGGGACCTTCTTCTGCGCGCCCTCGAACATGGCCTCTCGATCCATCGAGACGTTGAAGTTGGCCCATCCGTAGTAGAAGGGGGTGATGCCGTTGAAGTTACCCGGGATCTGCCGGTGCCCCTGATACAGCACCTCATCACCCCTCTTATCCAGCCAGGTGCGGAGGCGGGACAGCTTGGCGAGATCAACGCCCATATTCCTGTATGGGCTACTGGTGATTAGGCAGGCCTCGATGAACTTCTCGGCCGCCACCCGATCCCCCTCCTGGATGGCGTTCGCCGCACTCTCAGCCCTGGCTTCCCAGGACTTGAGGACAGCGGGTTCCCAGCTGGCCGGAAGATCCATGACCGCACGCCCGAGACCGTACAGGAGGGAGACAACCGGTTCCGCAACAAAGGCCCTCGCGGACGGTGTCCGGTATTCCAGGCCCCAGAAGCCAGTCCCGTAGTTCTGGAGGCGGAACTCCCCGGCCTTCCCATAATGGAGGCGCCGCTGCTTCTCCAGCAGATCCCCATGGAGGTACGTATGCGTCACCCCCACGAAGCAGTCCATCAACTTCGTCAGTTGGCAGACCTCGGCGCGCACCTTGTACAACTCGTCCCCAGACTCCAGGCGGGCGAAGACCGCCTTACCAACAGGACCGAATGGGTAGTTCTTATTCCCGATGCAGAAGTGCATATGCCCACCCACATGACGGAAGGGGTAGGTCCGTGCATCGACATGGATGTCGATCGGGGCGCCGCCATGGTAGGCGGAAAAGGCGGGCTCACAGCCGAAGGACTGAAGGTCCATAGGACCCTCGGTGATATCCTTCAGATCAATGAGAACAGTGGGGGTTGCGATGAGCTTAGCGACCTGACCCCTTGCCTTCAGGGCCAGCATCGCCTCGTTCATGTATCCAACGAGACGCTCGCGGCAATCCTGCGGGCGGGGCGCGAACTCAACCGCATACCCATCCCGATAGATATGCCAGTTGGGGGGCTCGGAAGCCTTATCCCTGAGCGGGGAGGTCTTGTGAGGAACGTCTAGGGCGTGCGCCGGACGTACACGCCCATCTTTGTCAGCGGTGAAAAATTCCGGATCGGCACCAATGAGGATCATCCTCTAGGAAATCGGCCTCCCCACATCACAGTTAGAGAGGAAGCAGTTCGCGATGTGGGTTCGGAACTCCTTCATATCAGCACCAGGGAACGTTTCAAGCAGCCTTTGGAAGGCTACCTTTCTGCCTACCTTCTTGTCAAAGTTGTCGTTCAGGGAGCACACACTCGATGCCTCGCCTAGGGTCTCCCATTGCGCGCCGGGTCCTTTTGGAGAGGAAGGAATGCGACGTGCCAAGGTCGCGGTCACCGTTCTCCTCTTTGCGGGGAACCCGAACGGCTCCTCCGTTGCAGGGCTGTAGAAGAACCGGAGTCCATACTCGTATCCGTTCAGTTCGAAACGCATGTTGCTTCCTTTTCTTGACGGAGGCCGTAGCCTCCATTACCTTCCGTGCGAGCCAAAACGACCTCTTTCCTGCCTGCCTGGTACGATCACTAAGGCGCTGCCATTTCCCTGCGTGGGAACGGATTAGCTGTTTCAACTAGGTGAACACGATATCCCATGCTTCGGCGGCGTAGACCAACTCTCGGGCCATATTGCGCATTGCGCGACTTTCCCCCCAATAATGGGTGCGGGCAGCTTCCTCCCTTGCTTTTCTGGCCAGGCGACGTAGATGAACGCTAGCGTCCTTCCAAATTTCCTCTACATCTGGTTCTGACATGTCAGACCTCATCCTTGCTGACCCGGATGAACTTCCCGCAATCGGGGCAGGAGACCTTCCGATAGAAGGTCACGCCCTTCGACAACCACCGCACCTCGACGATGGTCGAAGCCTCCCTATGTGGAAGGAGGCCGAGTGAACAGCTCAGTGACCTCAACCACTTCACGGCGCTGTCTCCCCCATTTGACCGCCTCCTGGTGCGTTTCGAAGAAGATGTCGATATGCCCCTTGACCTTCGACCCCGTGTCTTCACACTTGACAACGCCCCTTCCCCTGATCCAGAACACCTTGCCGAGCCAACCGACCGGACACGCGGCCGTCCAGCTTGGCGCCGCGTACAATCCTGACGTCGTAAGGCCATTCAGGTGCGCCCATTTGCCGCAGCAGATAGCGCATGGGCAGTAGCCAGTAGTCCATAGGAGGAGGCTGAGGGTCAGCAGATGTTTCCACGCCTGCCTCACCAGCTATCCTCATCCGCCGCCTTCTTGTTCGCAGGGACATTCTTCCACCAGATGATCGCGTGGGTGCAGTCCGGGGATTGCAGGGACGCTCGGCGGCGGCGGCGTCCGACCCGCTTAAACCCCAGCTTCTCCAACTTCGCGGCCAGCGCATCGTCCTGCGTGCGGTCAAGGGTGACTGCTTGGATGGTGGTGATATCGTCACGGATGTCGTACTTGGTGGTTGAAGAGGGACGGGCCTTGATTGCGGCCTTCAAGGACTCCAGGGTGTCGTTGGGGGAGCACCTCAGATCAGCCATGAAACACGCCCGCATCCCGTCAAGACTAGGCATGGCCCTTTCCCTTCTTGAACCAGAGGGACAACGTCCCCTTCTCCATCGTGCGGGGGAAGGTGGTGAGCTTCTTGAACCCTGCCTTCTTCACCAACGGGATCAACGAGCGTTCCTCGGGGGTGAGGATGATGATGCTGCTTTGTTTGGCGCTGGACGCGGCCAGCAACCGTGTGATGCTCTCTTTGAGGGTGTATTGACCACTATCCCTCCAACTCTCATCAACGATCACGTCAGTGGAAGCCTCTACCCCTATCTGCTGCAGGGCGCAGCACTCGATGGTACGCTCCACACTGATGTAAACACTTCTCACCCTCTTCACTTCTTCTCCTTCCAATCCCCGGAGGGGATTAACTCCTCATGCGCCAGATTGAGGGCGGCTTGTTGGAGGCGGTAAACCCAAGCGGTTGTTTCATCCTCTAGGGTGACAACCACCCGTTCATTGAGGCCCCTCGCCGTGCCCTCATAGGCATCCAGGTGGGGGAAATAGTCGCTCGCGACCTCCATCAACCACCCCTTGACAACACCCTTTCCTGGGACGATTCCGGGGAACCACCCGAGGGAGAAGAGATCATGACCAGGAAGCAGCGCCGGGCGCACTTCCTTGAGGCCAAACCTCCCCGCCTGAGAGCTGGCCACATCGGGCCGGAGTGTGCCGAAGACGAATAGGCGTTCCATCAGCATCCTCCCCGGCACTTGTGCGCCAGATGCCCACCCGGGCACATGACCGGGAGGATGGTTGGGGTCTTGGTCGCAGGGGGTTCACAGCGCCCCCGCACCTGTCCCTGCCCTGGGCCATTGACGTCATGGCTGTACTTCCTCTGACGGCCGCAGTGGCAACGGACGTTCTTCTTCACCTTGACTCCATATCCACACAGACATTTCCCTTGTCGTCCGTGTACACAGAAAGAACCTCCAGGTCCGTCGTCGGCCCCGTGCAGAAAGTGATGGTTGGATTCTTCCTCAATTTCCGCATATCGTGATTGTCGGGGTGGAGCCAGCTTAGGAATTCTTTCAACTTCAACTTCTTCATCTCACTCTCCCAGACCAGGCACCTGCGAGGGGTGTTGGTCTACTTTTTCGCCAAAACAGCTTGATCCACGGATGTCGTTGACTGCTTAGGGTTTGCGGCTCTTGGATGGGGCGGATCAACCCCTCTTAAGATAAGAAGGTGCTGAGCTGCGCTCTAGGGAGCGCGCTAGCACTCAGAACCGCGCTTTTTTACTGAATGATTACAACTACGCGGCTGAATAGCTTTGGTCGACACAGGCTACAGAACTCGACATGGGAAAACCCATCCGCAGCTAGCCACCCTTGTTTCCACTGATGGCCTAGGATGTCGTGGGCAATCCTGTTGAGCCGTTCGAGGGGGCTTAACACGGGCGCGGGCCTGGAAGTAATGTGTCAGCCAGGGCTCTACTAGCAGTAGAAATCTGCCCAGCTTCCAACTCTGTTTCTCTCCCAGGACCAATCACCCAACCGCCGGGAACCTGAGAGGCGACCTTCTTATACGCCTCCACCTCATCCTCTCCGGAAGCCGTTGCCCACCCCTTTTGCCCTGTCTGTCCCCAACCAAAGTCGCCGCTTTTGCAATCGAGACGGAAGATGTAGGTGTTCATTTGCTCTCCTTTTAGGCCGCCCCCACCTCAGGCAACCGTTCATCAGTCCGCTGCCCGAAACCCGGGAGGAACAACTTATCCACCGCCTTCCGACAGAAGGGGCAGTCGATGGTCCTTTGCTGGAGGAGGGAACCGCAGGAGGGGCAGTCCTTGAAACCGCGGCGATGGAGGGAACCAACCGTCGTCTCTCTAAGCATACTCCAAACCTCCTCGGAGAAACCATGCCTCGAAGATTAGGCTGAGGTGGCCGAGATCCAACGCTCGGCGGCCAGGCCCTAGGTTCCGCCATCCCCAAAGCGGCTCGTGATAGCGGACAAAGGTGAGGGTGAAGAGGTCTGTGCGCTCAGTCATCGTCGTCATCCTCATCATCCTCCTCCCACTCCTCCGGGTTGATCAACTTGTCGATCCCACAGATGGTGTCCTCAGCCTCCAAGGCGCGCTTCTTGAAGTAGGTGTGGAGCTTCTTCTCATTCTTGAGTTCATCTTCCAACCGGCCAGAGGTAGTAGTTCGGTAAAACCGATTCTGCTTCTGCAACTCTTCCATATCCGCTAGATAGAGGACAGTTCTGGCCTCGACATGCTCCAGATCGGCCTTCAACCGCGCGACCTCTTTCTCCGCCTTCTCCAGCTTGAGGCCTTGGGCGGCGACGAAGTCGGTGTGCCCCTGGCAGTTCTTGACGGCATCCTTCTTGAACTGTTCGAACTCGGCCTCCAGCTGCTTGCACCGGGAGCGGAAGCGTTCCCTCTCAGCAACGATGGCGACCTTCGCATCCACCACTTGACAGAGGGCGGTCCTCATGCTCTCCACCTGAGCCCGCTCGACCGCCAACAGCTCCTTCCACTCATGCTCCGAGGTGATCTTGTATTGGGCAAAGGCCAGGTCATGCTTGAGGAACATGTCTCGCCAAGTAGGAGCATTTCCATCCAGGAGCAGTGCCCGCTTCCTAGCCCTCTCGAAGGCGAAAGAGGCGCTCATGGCACAACCTCGCCACCTGAGAGGACAAATTCTACCACCGCCTTCACATCTACCCCCGCAGCGAATTGGAGGGGCTCGGCGCTCAAAGCCGCGGCGATCGGGTTCCACCCACTTGTCCTGCCTCCACCAAAGCAGGGGAAATGTTGACCTACCTCGGCGACAATGAAGTCAAGGGCTCCTTTGTCAAGTCCTTTGATGGTCATGACGTCGCCCCGTAGCCCTCAGCCTTGGCGCGACGTGCCTTCGCTGCCTCCAACCTCTTACCCTCCAACCTTCCAACTCCGACGGCGAGGGAGAAGGGTATTAGGGCGATGATTGAAAGAGGCCAGAATATGATGCCCACGACTAGGAAGGGATCAGGGCCAGAGTAATCCTTAAACCCCCACCAGTCGTGCGCCCAACTGAGACCGAAGCTGAGGGAAAGGACTAGGATGTAGGTTAGGGTGATTGTTAGGGTCAGCAATTAATCTTCCTCCTCCTCAAACGGATCAGGGTCGACGGTGTACAGGTCATCCACGTCGTCAACCAGGAGGAGATCATCATCCCCATCGTCATTCCCCTCGTAGAAGTCCTCGCACATCGAACAATCACAGTTGAGACACGGCATCATTCACCCCCCTCTTCGGAAAGTAACTCCAGGCCCCAAAGCAGCGCCGCCACTGCAACCCCAATCCCCAGGACCGTGACCCAAAGGACATCCGCCCCCATCCCGAAGAAGATGAGGAGAACGGCGATGTAGGCCAGGCCATCGGCCTTCTTTGTCGATTTCATATCAACTCCCACACAGACAACTTCGCGTCGATCTCGCGGATATCGGAGGCGGCGTCCTGAACACCGTGCCAGTCGCCCACGGACAGCTTGGACTTGAGGTACTCGACCAAGATGTGCTTCTCCGCGAGTAACTCTGCCGACTTATCAGACTTCCGCACCTTGTGGCGGTGCTGGAGGTCTAGTTGTTTGTAGTCTTCTTCATCCATCAGACTGGCAGTCTCCAAAGCGTCGTCCCGGGGAGCTGCTTCCACCCCACCTTCTCCAGGATGTGGTGCTGCTTGACGTTCGAGGGGGCGACGCGACAGATGACCTCAGGAGTGTATTCCTTCGGATACTCATCCAGACGTCGGTATTCCTGAAACCCTTGCGCCCTGAGGTCAGCCAGGCACTTTCCTACCCCCTTGTCGATACAGTCCCAGTTAACATAGGCACCGGAGACCACGAAAAGGGCCGCAGTGTAGCCAATCTCCCAACCAGCGAACGAGAGGCCGTGTTTGTATTTGGGAGAGCGGACCTGGAACTGCCAAACCTGCTGCTGCTCGTACTTATGAACGATGTCGAGTTCGGCGTCCTTCAGAAGATCCGGGCACCGTTCCTTCTTCCGCCTCTCCCACAGCCCAAGGATTACGTTACCGATGTCGAGACTCATGACTTCTCCCCCCTGGTCAACAACACCGACGTTGACGACAACAACCGCCGGCCCCTCGCGCGGACTGCTTCCACATGACGGTCCATCGCGGTCTTGGAAGAGGGGAAGATCAGCAGTTTCCCCCTCTTCACCGCATCCTCCTTCGCAGGAGGGCAATCGGGCACATGCATCCCCACGCTGATCTCCTCCAGGGTGCGGAGAGGGAGTCGGCAGGCGGCGGCTAGGCAGTATTCCATTTCCTCCATCTCCATCCCTTGAACTCGATGTTCATGAAGGGAAGATGAATGCGCAGTCCCCCCAGATAAGCCAGCCCGATTGTGCAGTCGCCCAGGTCGATGGTGAAGTTGACCCGCCGGCCGATCCAGCACCAGTAAGGTAGCATGATCTTCTCCTCCCCACCTCTTATGGGTGTAGCAAAAGTCCGGCATCTCCCAAGGTGTGAAGTCTCCGTAGATGCACTTACACCTTGGGTTGGGCTGTTTACCGCAGCACCAGCAGACTATGGAAGCAACTTCACAAGAGGAATCCCATTCGCGCCCGATGGGATGTAGATCTGGGTGTGATTCGGGCTCCCCGCCATCTTCTCCTGCGCGATGATCGCCTCGTGCTGGAGGTACTGATCCGTCAGGGTTGCGTTGATGATGTGCTGGGCGGCACTGATTCCCTCCGCCTCCTGCACCCTGATGGCGGCCTTCTGCTTCTCCACCTGGATCAGCTGCTCGGATTGCTTGATCTTGATCTCGTTGATCAGGACCTGATTGTTGGCGTTCTCCCGATCCTGGTAGCGGCTGTAGGAGGGGATGCCGAATGCAAGGCCACCGACGAGGACAATGATGGCCAGGACGATGAGAGTGATTGCCGGAGCGGCGCTCTCGTCCCTCATGCCGCGAGCGCTTCTTTCACCAGGACCTCATACTTCGCATCCTCGGGATCGGATGGGTCGAAGGCCGAGGGCATATTCACCGTCTGGCCTGCACGAGCAAAACGGCGGAAGCCCTTCGTCTCCGGGAAGGGGTACTTCTCCAGGAACTTGACCGCCTGGTCCCACACCCGATCATTCGCCGTATCGATCATGATGCTCCGGAGTTCCTTGAGGTAGAAGATTGGGGAGCCGGCCACGTCCGGGCAGCAGTAGCCCACGACCTTCCCGCTCGCCTTCATCTCCGCGAGCAGCTTGAGGGGGTCGACGTTGAGGACGCCGGCGAGGCCGTGCAGGGTCCAACGACGAGGCCGGCCTTTCTTGCCCGGCAACCCTCCACCGCTCGCGTAGGCGGCGGGGTTGAAGCAGCGCATCAGCTTCTCCCAACCGGGGATGGAGGACTTCTTCGACTTGGTGATGGTTCCGGCGACCGGCTTCTTCTTCTTCAACAGCGACATTACTTGATCTCCCGATAGGTGGGCACGAGTGGAGGCAACTCGGGGCGTTGTGCCGAAACAACCCCGACGAGGGCGTAGATATAGATGGGTGTGGGATCTGTGTACACAGTGTTCTTGAGCTGTCTGCTGAGGGTATCCTTAGCAAGATTAACTGTTGTCGGTACATCCACGGCATGGCCGACAACCTGGCCATATTGGATCGCCACCCCGGTGTTGGTCACAGCGTCACCACCTCCACCCGGAAGCGGCTCTCGTGCTGCTGTTTGTGTTGGAGCACAAACTCCGAAACTGTGCTGCATGCCGTGGTAGGTGATTTTACCGTCTCCCCTGAGTTCGGGGTGTTTCCCACAGGCGCAACCCTGCAATACCGATGACACCCGATCTCCACCTTTCTCTCCCCCTCGCTCAACGATTGCCAACGATCGGCGTCGGGGAGTTCACCCCTAAACCGCACCTGGTCATGCTCCCACTTCTTACACAGCGAACAGTAGGCGAAGTGGGACAACCCGCCGACGAGGTGATGGAAAAGGGTCACGATCGCCCTTCTCGGTGCTTTCTGATGTGACTGACTCAATTGGACTTCCCCTCTGGGGGAGTAGAAAGGGGCAGAAGGGTTGCTCTCCCTCTGCCCCATGAAATACAGTCCGATATGGGGTCCATCAGGGAAACTAAGGCCGCATCCTCTGAAATCCTACTGATCGAAACGACTGTTTCCAGGGAGCGCCCCTGGTGGCGTTGCGGCAAAGCCGCGGGTTTACTTAAGCTGCTTGATCCACTCGCTGTAGGAGTCGGCCACCTTCTCCCAGTCCTGGCACGCCTCGGGCCAGCTGCCGGTGCCCTTCGGTTGGAGGGTGAAGTACCCTCCTGGACCACCGAAGTTCAGCCAAGCCCTCTGAAAGATGTCCACTGCATGCAGGGCAAGGGAGCAGACACCGGTCGGCTTGTGCCGCCAGACCTCGCCGTACTTGGGCAGGTCGGTGATCTTCTCGACCACAAAGCAGGGGTAGGGAGCGTCCCAGCCGTACTCAACAACCTTCACCTCAGTTGGTTCGGCGATTTTCGGGTACTCCCAGCGTAGTGTGTTCTCCCCTCGTTTTGGGTACCGGTAGGCGACCAACCTCCATCCCTCCGGCACCTCGATCTCGACGGTCAGGGATTGCTTCACTTCTTCATCTCCAATTTTGCGAGGATGCCGAACAGAAGGCCCCAGGCGACAAAATCGCGCGGGGCCTTGGGATCGAGTGAGGCGATGAGGCAGAGGATGCTAATGACGTAGTAGGCGATCCCCATCATGCCGCCACCCTCTGCTCTTCCCCGCTCTTGATGTAGGCGAAGAAGATGGACACCAGGCGGCCACCGTCCTTCTGCCTCTTCACCCTCTCGTACATCGTGGCCGTGAGGGGCTTGTCGTCCCCATCCTCCGTGTTGCTGACGACGGGTATGGCCTTTGGTTGCTTCATCTCAATCCTCCTTGTAGAGGAGAAGGAGGTCCGCCCTCACCTTCTCCTGAATTCCCGCGATCATCCTCACCGTTTCCGGCCCGTGGTGTTGGCTGTCGTGCCCGCAAAACTTCACCCGCATCAGCTGCTTGATGGCCTGGTCGGCGTTTCTCACCAGCAGTTCTCCGAGGGTGGCTCGTCTGCGCCGCCAGATGAGAAACATAGCTACGCGTCCATCCAGGCCAAGAGGTAGCCAATGATGCAGATGATCAGGGCAATGGTGCTTACAACAAGGAAGAGGGCGGCGAAGAATACAAGCATGCTCATGCCATCCTCCTGCCCTCGTACCGTGGCCGAGGTGTGGTAGTACCAGGGGACCCAGAGCCACCAGAGGAACAGAAGGATGGCTCCTAAGGACGGGAACACCACCAATCTCTTAGACTGTCGTGTCATCGAAAGTCTCCTATCATGGACGTCAAGTTGACATTGAGGGGGAAGTGTGCTAGCAGGAACAGCTAAAAAGGAGTAGCGATGGCCCCACTGCGACACTTGCAATCAGCCCTTGACCTTCTCCCAATGCCCCGACATCTCTCCCCAGACAGGCTTGATGAAGCGTTGACGAGGGCGGTTCTGCTTCCTCTCCAACCAGTGGAGCCGTGCCAGGGCGATGTTGGCCGCTCTCTGGCTCTCAGTCTTCGCGTTCATGATCTCTCCCCCTCAAAGATGCAGCTTGCTTTCTCAGGTGAAAGATGCTGCATGGGTTACAACCAAGCACACCCCTGAGGCGTCCCCAAAGGCGGCAGTGTTCGTACAACCCCCCGAAATCGCCAGTGAGTCGTGTGAAGTCGGCAATCCCCGCCATCCTCCCCGCGATCCACAGGCAGATGAGTGTCCTCTCCCTTGTACCTATAAGGCTCTTATCATCCAGGAACCTGTTGAACGCTGGTGCGTAGATGCGGAGAAGGCGGAGCTGCCATTCGTAGCGAGAGGGGAAGGGCTTCTCTCCCTCACCTCTAGCGACGGCCTGGAATTCATGATACGCATTCCCGAGGTGGCGGAGGACAAGGTTTTTCAGCGTTCCCCCTCAATAGGCCGTCCCCGTGCGTCCTCATACGCCTTCCTCGCCGCCCGGGTTAGCGGGCTGGACATCCCATACTTCTTCCCAAGACGAATATACTCATCCCGTAACCTGTCGGTCTCCGTGGAGGCGAGCTTGAAATCGCGCGGGCTCATTGAGAGCCAGGCTGGGGGCTTGTGAGCGAAACCGCCTGAGGGCATCTCAACCTCCTATCGAACCAATGTAGAAGACCGGCGGGTAGACTTCCTTGAGCGCAAAGAGGAGGGTGCCGACCTTCTCGCCAGGTCGTATTAGGCCAAAAGAGGCGCGGCCATTCCCGAACTCATCATAGAGTCTCTCCTCAGTCCACTCTGGATGCCCTATGAGGATGGCCATGATTTGCCAGCTGACTTTCTGCTCTATCACCTGCACTCCCAGCAAGGCTTCGACTTCAGGCAACAGGGTTGCAACTCCGGGCCGGAGAGGGTCATGTAGTTGATGGAGGATTCTTCCTTGAACTTCCTCACAGCTTCCCACCCGGCGGATAGCTGTCTATTGAGGGCGGATAGCTTTATCCGTTCCTGAAGCGAGAGCTTCGGAAGGTGGATGACGTCTGGCGCCATAATGTGTACCCCCTAAGACAACCTGTGTGGAACCGTCTCCGGTAGCGGACGGAGAAAACAATCGCCCACGGCTTGTGGCACCTGTGACAAAAACGCGGCGCTAGATCTCGTCGAACGGGTAGACATCCTTCACCCTCTCGTTGAAGAAGGCGGACGGGTCCTCCGTACTGGCCAGACCAATCGCAACATCCTCCGGCACATCGTAGTAGCAATACGACCTCCCGGAACGGAAGTCGATGTGAAGGTTGCCCTTCACCCAACCACTGGCGTCGTCACCCTCGGCGATGAAGAAGACCGTGTGCAGGTTGCTACTGTTGAGGGTGACTGGCCCTAGTTCGAAAATCTCCGCGGTCATCGTCCACTCACTAGATCGCCGATCAGGCCGCCGAAGTTGTTATCCAGGACCGCGATCGCGAGATAGAGAAGTCCGGCGGCGGTGAGGACTGCTAGGGTGAACCTTACGAATCTTTTCATCACTTCACCTCATCAACGCACAGAGTTGTGTTCTGGTCTGGTCTCAGGGACTGCTTGGCATCGTCCAATTCCCAAAGCGGCTGGTTACGACACGTATAGCAGAGCGCGTTTGATGTTGCAGCCGTATCCTTGCCCGCGCAACCCTTGCACGATACTCGCCCATCCTTCAGCCTCTCCACCTCCGCCTGTAGTTCGGCGTTCTTGGCCAGCAACTCCGGGATGACGACAGAGGGGCAGGTGCTACCACAGGTAGCGTGCGGGTGACGTTGCTTGCATCCCTCCGCCGCCTCCCTCGCCCTCTCCGCTAGCGGCCTCATCACTCAATGCTCCCGAAGATGGCGATCCTCCACGCCTCCTCGACGGTCAACCGCACCTGGGCCTCAGTGTCGCCGATGATGACGGTGGCATCTTGGCCGGGGATGAGGAATTCCTCTCCGAGTCTGCGGGCGAGGAAGGCTTGGATCTCCCAAAAAGCGATTGGTTCGATGGTGAAGAGGTGGAGGGCGCTGGCGAGGGCCTCCTCAGCATCACATAATCGACATTTCTGCCCAGGTAGGGTGATCGGATCGCACCACAGGGGCCTGTTGTTCTCCGAGAGCCAGGAGGGCGGGAGGATCCGCGCGGCTTCCAGCAACATCTCCAACCCACCGCCTATGCGGCTGTCGTTGGCTGGTCCGACGAAATGTCGCGCCATCTGTTTCTCCTAGAGAAAGGCGTGCGGCCACCTGGCTGCCACCCCAGGATCACAGGCTCCCATAGCCTGGGTAATCGGCGCTTATACTATGGCCACGTTGGTTTGAAAGCAAGGAACAGGGTTACCCTCTTCGCTGCTTTCATATGAGAGGAGAGGGGAAGGCCGGTTCGCAAGGCCGGCATCCGAGCAGAGGGCTAAATGGGGTTTGCCCATGGCCATCCTCGTGCATTGAGGCAAATATGCTACTTCCCCCCGGACGACCCTAACGAACGTCGGAAAGAGGGCTGAGAGGATGATCCTCAGCGTTTAACACCTGGAGCATGCATCCAGTCGGGGCTATCTCCCCAACCTCTTCCCTTTACTACCTTAATCCACTATTGTGCACCACGCGACACCTCCGGGACAGAAATCGGCCAATCGTCGGGCTTCGTTTAACCCACACCGAGTGGGCCTATACAGCCGCACGAGTTATAAGCTCGTCGCTGTTAGCTGGAGTCTTTACACCCGCGGCTCCCGGTGCCAGTGTGGGTACGCGCCTGGCTCGCGGTTAGCTTCTCGACACCCACTGTGAGCTAACAGACCTCCTGTTTCGCTTAGGTAGAACGCGCTAACGACCCCAGACAGACTAGGGAGGTTTAACAAGCCTTCCCCTTCTTCACACGAAGATCACTCCGTGTTACGCTAGCACTTCGAAGATCACCTGCGGGCGATCCGTGCCCCATCCGCCGGTCTGTCAGCGGCGTAGAGTTGTTTTACCTCGGAAGAACGAGACAGCCGCAGTCACGACCTACGCGGCGCGCGCCTGATCAGCGTAGTGGGCTAAGCACCATGCCAATCCGGGACCTCCCCGCCTCGCGGTTAGGGGATGTCTCTCAAAATGGGGGCACGCCTGAAGGCAGTCCGGGCTCATCCTTGCAGATGAAGCAATCGGCCTCTCGCCTTCTATCGTAGGACGTGCGGCTGCGCTATAGCTTCAGCCCCGTAGGCCGATGAGTTCGTTGTGCTCCTTGACCAAAAGGCGCGCAACATCTTCGGAGAGTCCCCCTACAACGATGCCGTGGGATTTCTGGCCATAGATCCAGTAGCCGTAGCCCAAAGCCTCACAGTACCACATTTCCCGGGCCAAGGATTCACTCATGGCTTCTCCATAGCTGGTTAAAAAATGCGGCAGTTGGTGTAGACGAAACCCGAGTACACCGTTTGCCAACGCCAGAACGCTTGAAAGCCAGGTGCCCCATCGAAGACAATGATGTCTCCGTTATCGAAGACGTGAGCCATGGCTTCTCCTTGTAAGTTGTTGATGGGGAAGGACTTAGACGGCTTCCTTACGCGCAATCTTCTCCGCGTCGTAAGCCCTATTGAACTGCCATTCCGCCCACTCCTGCAGAGAGAGGTAGAAGGATGAGGGCAAGCGCTCGCCGCTGAGAGTCCAGTTGAAAAACTCATCCAGACACTTTCTGAAATCGTCCTTCGTAATCCTTGGATCGGGCATGAGCGGATACCTCCGAGCGCCGTCCGTTTGGCGCGGAAATGGCAAAAGATCCGACAGCCTTGCGGCTTCGGATCCTTGAACGTCGGTAGACTGTTCGTGTCAGTCTATCTCAACCTATCCAGTCCCCTAAGTACTCTCACGCTTGACCGGCCGTCCTAGGCCGCTTGCTCCGTTGCTTCCGGCATGCCATCGTCCGTTGCCTGCGCCGCCGCCGCTGCTTCGTCGCCCGGAACGGGAGTGCTGTCCGTCTTGGGCGCGTCTTCCGTCTTCTTCTTGGCCGTCTTCTTCATCTCCGCGATCACGACAAGGGCCGTTGCGACGCCTTGCTTGGCACATTGCGGGCAAATCGGCCGTCCCATGAGGATGTTGCCCTCGGGGTCCGTCACGGCCATGATGCTGTCGGCTGAGGTAAGGCCGGTCGCCGTCTCGCTACTTGTGAGGATCTTGAGGTGCTTCTTGTAGGCGTCGTTCTCAGGGTCCGTCACGTGACCTGCGCAACCAACTGTGACTCGCTGATTGCCCTTGCCGTGGAAACCCACGCGCAAGGCGTTCATGTCAAAGTCCGGCGCTCCGATGCCGGCCATCGCGTTCCACAAGTCGGCGTATATCGTGCGTCCAGAATCGGCGGAGTAGACGTTGCTCGCGTTTTCGACCTTGGACAATCCGTGCTCTTTGGCCGATTCGGGCAACGCCTTGATCGCGTCCTTGCTCTCGCCGGCCGCGATGCGGAGTGCGGCGTGCGCCAAGGTTGCGAACCATCGCATCGGATCATTCCCGAGTACGACGGGGTTGACCTTGATGACGCGAGCGCCGTTGAACGTGAGGCCAAGCCCTTTCGCGTCGGGGCTTTCGGACGCGGTGCCGTTCGGTGGAATGAAGTAACCGCGCGGCTTGAACGTAACCTCTTTCGTCGTCGCGTCGGCCACCTTGGTTCCGTCCTGATACGCATACTTGACCGACGTTGCGCTCAGGTCAGGCGCCAGGATGACGGCTACCTTGCCGATGTTAACGCCCAGTGTTGCGATGACGGCTTTCAGGGTGTCTTCGGCGTACAACTGAACGTCCGCGATGGTTTGCACCGCATACGTTCCCATCTTCTTGAGTTTGGCCGGGAGCGTCTTCGTCGGCCTCTCGACCGTCGTTGTTTGGTTCGTCATGTCTCTCTCGCTTCTGCCCCGTAGGGCCGTCTGTACAGAAAACCCCGTAACTTGTTGACAATCCCGGAATTGGGAAAGTCAATCAGTTACAGCCGTTCGTCCGTAAGTCGTTGAATCGAGAGTACTTAGGGGATGACGGACACTCCGTTGGCCGGCGCGAAACCGGTGCGCGAGTGGACGTCTGGATAGGTTGAGAAAGAGCGACACCTTTCCACGCGCTAGGCTTAAAACCGGTGGACCCCCGGCGGGCGCTAGACACGTGCGGCCGGTATACTGGCCAGAGCACGGGAGCGATGCTACATCTAGGTAGAAGATACGCCCCGAGGGCCGTCCTGTCCAGTCCCGATAGGCAACATAGTGCACAATCGAACATGAAACGTTTTCATGGATAGGGCTGGCATGATTATTGCAGGTGATGTAAAAAGATGTGAAAGGGTTCGCCTTTCATTCGCCCCACTTGGCATGACAATTGATATGCCAACCATTGGCACATTCCTTGCTACCCTGCAATCGGCGTGCCACGGGAAAAAATGCCGGCACTCAAAGGGCGTGCCAGGGAAATTTGCCCGATTTGCTGGCACGAGAAAGTGAGAGCAAGAACCGTGCCAGAAATGGTGCAGGATGTTGCACTTCGTTAACAAACTTTTACAACCGTTGGCTGGCACGATTGTTGCTAGGATGTAAAAAGATGTTAACTGATCAGCACTTACAGCCCATGGGCAAGAAGCGTGCCAACTGCTGGCATGAAGATTGCTAGCATGCAAAAGAGGTGCCACCCCGCGCCTGCAATAGGTGTGCCAGCGGTAAGTCCTTTAGAATGAGTAGCTTACCTCGTTGGTTGGTTGTCTGCAAGGGTCGTGCCAACTTTGTAGGGGGTTAGGGGGTGAGTGAAGGCAATTTTATTTTTCAAATTCTGGGGAATGGCCCCAAAAACCAATCCCTGTAAGTTGTTGAAAACCGCGAAATTTCGACTTTCAAAAAGGCCAAAATCCCAAAACAGCTTGATCTGTGGAAGTTGTTGAAAACAAAGGAGTTGCGGCGGCCAAAGGCCGCGGGTCAACCCTATATAGTATATATTGCTCTGACCTGACCTGAGGTAGAACAGCCAAGGGGGACTAAGCGCGGGGCGGTTTTTCTGCCCCAGAGACGTTGAGAGGTTCCCCCTAGAGCAGCTTAGGTGGTCGTTCGGGTGCGCTACCTCGGGCTGCTCCCAATGCAGCCGTGTAGGCCTATAACAGATAGGTCATATGTTGTTGTCCCAGAGGTTTTAGGCCTCTGTTAGATCAGGTCAGCTTAAATGATATTAATAGGGGTTGATCCGCCCGGTTTTCGGGTGGTAGCAACCCATGGAATCAACAACTTAGACAGATCAAGGGGGGTGCGGCTTTTTGATGGGAACAAAATCCACCAGCAACTTGATTAGAATCAGTGAAATGTGCTATAATATGTGCAGTAAGTGGCCCCGATGGGGGCGGAAAGGTGGCTTGATTGCTCGGTTTTGGTGATGGGACGGCGTTGGACAGGATCGCAGATGCTCTAGAAGACCTCGTAAAGCTCCAAATTGCCTCTCAGGGCGGTTCTGCGAGGGTAGGACGGCTGAAGACCCTACAGATGGATGAAAACAGCCCTGAGGAGCCCTCAGTGAGCTACACAGACGACGCTGCGGACGTCAAAAGGGAGGCACTTGAGGACGAACAGCGCCTTTTGAAGCTCTATGGAGGCCGCCGTGGGGGTCGTTGAACGAGGTTCGATCGTGACGAAGGACGTGGTTAAGAGGAAATTGGCGATCAAGGCCCTGAAAGAGGCCGGGGTACCCATCCCAGATGAGCTAAAGGAGAGGATTATACATAGGGTGAAAAGTCCGATAGGGACGTTGACGGTCAGGGAGGGTGCTGGGGTGGTCAGGTCACCCGCTCTGTCCATCTTGAAGCAGTTCGAGAAGAACATCGAGGGGCAGACCCCGGTGGCGGATGCGATGGCGGTGTCCGAGGTTGCGGGAGAGCGTCTATCCGGTCCAGAGAAGGCCCTTATCCACGCCCTGACCCAAACAAGGCGGGGGAAGTCAGTCCAGCTAGCGCGCCATATCGCCGAGCAGGGGGTCAACCCGGTCCGGGTCTTCGACCTGTACAGCAAGGGGGTGCTTTATATGAAGAAGGCCGAGGCTCTTCAAGCCGCCGCGGAGCAGATGCCCCAGGTTATGAAGAATCTCCTCGGTCATGCCGCCTCGGAGGCGGGGGATGTGTGCTCCCTTTGCGTAGGGACGGGGGAGGTGGCCCGTTCCGCGACCTGTGAGACCGCCCCGGCGAAGCAAGTCCCCTGTCCATCCTGCGAGGGGGCTGGGAAGCGCCTAGAGCCGTCCAAGCTGAAGCAATTCGCCATCGACAAGCTCCTGGAGGTTACCGATCTGTCGAAGAAGGGCGGAGGGGTGACGGTCAACCAGCAAACCAACGTCGTCAACACCCCAGCCAACGGTGCGGGTATCCTGGAGAAGATGCGGAAGGCTGCGGATGAGGTGTTGTATCAGAAGAAAGAAGACGTCGTCGAGGCGGAAGTTGTATCATCCTAAGGTTATTGCCGATTCGGTCACAAAGATGGAGCGCGCCCTGGGCCTTGACCTGAGGAGCTACTCCTTCAGCGAGGTGGAGGGGTTCGAGCATCGGCTCCGGGAGGTTACTTGGGAGCCGGGGCTGGATACCGTCCTAGCGACCCAGCCGGAGGATGTGCAGGCCTACATCCTCAACGAACTCGCCCTCTCTCAGTGCGACTGGAGATACTGGAGTGAGCGTTACTGTAAGATCAGCAACGATGCCGGCGTGATTGTGCCGGTCCGGCTCTGGCCCAGCCAGGAGAAGGTCTTTGAGCTTGTCCAGCAACAGGAACTCAAGGCTTTCATCGACTGGCAGGATGGGGCGAAGTTGTCCATGCAGGCAAAGATTTGGATCATCATTGCAAAGGCGCGGCAGCTGGGGTTGACGGTTATTGGGGAGGATCTTGTTGCCCACCTCACCCTTCTCTTCAGCAACACCCGCTCCATTATCGCCTCGGATGACATCCGGACCAACAGCCCCAAGCTATACCGGGTCTTCAACATGATGTACAACAACATGCCCAAGTGGATGCAGCCACCCTGCACGGCGAATGTGAAAGCCGTCAACATGCACTTCGGGGCGATTGAGAGTGACCTGGTCGTCAGTGGTGGGAATCAGAAGAACACCATGGGCCAGGGCATGACCATCGATGCGGTTCACTTGACGGAGATGTCAACGTGGCGGGATGACGTTGCCCGGGGTATTGAGGAGGACCTCAAACCGGCCTTCAAAAGTAGCAAGAAACACCACTCCATCTTCATCATTGAGAGCACTGGTAAGGGGGGTAAGGGGAACTACTTCTATGATCAGTGGGACGCATGTGTGAAGGGGGTGGGACATCTCGCGCCCATCTTCATAGGCTGGCACTCCTGCCCGGAGAAGTATGAACGGCGGGATGATGGGATTGTTATCGGGGATGATGTGCTGTCCCTCGCGCGGAGGTTGAAGGAGGAGCAGAACGTCACCCTGACGAAGGAGCAGCTCTGCTGGTACCAGTTTGAGAAGCGGGCGGCTGAAGCTACGGGGGATCTGCAGATCTTCCTCCAGGAGTACCCCAGCAGCGCGGAGGAGGCATTCCAGTTCGGCCTGCGGAGTGTCTTCCCAATTGAGGTCCGCAATAAGATTCGCAATGAGGTTAGACGCCCGCTGGCGGTCTATGACATCAACTGGGCAGCGCGGAGGTTGAAGGTTGAGCCGATGGGCGACCGATCCCCTATAGAGTATCAGCAACAGGGCCGCGGGTTGGATGTAGATGAATGGCTCAATAGCGCGGACGATTCGAAGGCGGATAACCGGTTGATCATCTGGGAGATGCCGAAGAGGGGATATGTCTACACGGTAGGCATGGACGTCTCCTATGGGCATGATGGGATGGACAATAGTGCGATCCAGGTTGTCAGGGTGGGGAATAGGTGGGCAGAGGATGAGCAGGTGGCGGAATGGAGTGGGAACCGGAACCCGGCGGAGTTGGACATCCCTGCCTGGATTATGGGCAACCTCTACGTCGATGCCTACGAGGGCGTGCCGGCGAAGATGGCGATTGAGACTAACGAGGGAAGTCCGGGGATCCTGGTACAGACGAAGTTGCTGGAGCGGGGGTACGGGAACTTCTATGTCACCCGTCGGCGGGACCGGATTGGCGGGGGGTACACGAAGTCGATTGGCTGGCACACGAACGTTTCCACCCGAGAGCCCCTCATCCATATGGGCGTGGATGCGGTTAAGAAGGGGATCCTCACCCTCAACAGCACCGGGACGTTGAAGGAGATGGACACCTTCGTCGTAACTATGACGACAGAGGGGAAGAGGAAGATTGAGCACGCACCTCGTTACCATGATGACCGCCTGATCGCCCTCTTCATCGCCTATAGTGCGGCCCATGATGGAGATACGTCGGTGGTGGCGGATGAGCGGGCGCGGTTTTACGAGAGGATGAAGCAGCCGACTGAGAAGAAGGTGCGGCAGTATCAGCTCCTCCCCGTCAGCGCGGAGCAGGTGAACGAGATGTGGGAGCAGAGTATGGACAATTATGGTGGACTTTAACAAACAGTTGTGGTATAATAGAAGGGCAAAGGAGGTACGGTGATCATCAATCAGCAGATGTCGGATGAGTTGTACGCGGCTTGTGTGGAGGACAATCCACAGAACTGGTGGAAGGGGATCCTGAATAAGCTGACGAGGTTTAAGGGGATCAGGCATGGGGAACGGATTGTGCTCTTCCGGGGGGAAGATATGCAGACCCTGGAGAAGCTGTATGGTAAGCCGATTGAAGACCTCCCGGCCTTTAACAAGTGGCTGGAGCATCTGAAGAGTGTGCCGGTGGGGGAGATTCCGATTGTCCTTAAAGAGGGGCAGAGGAAGATCATCCAAGGCGAGGCGAATCACTACAAAATCCCCTTCGATGTTGTTGCTAAGCGGAAGACGGAGATGGCGCTGGATCAGTTCTTGGGGAACTACTAAGGGTGCCCATCTATCAGTACAGCTGCACGAAGGGGGCGCATGAGTTTGAGGGATACGCCGCCTTGACAACCAGCCCTAACCCGCCTTGCCTTGAATGCGGGGAGGAGACTGAGAAGGTTTGGAAGCTGGGCACTGGGCATCATGGATCAATGATCTACCCCTACGTCACCTATCACATCAACGGTAAGCGGATCGAGATTCAAAACAGCCGCCACCTTTCGCAAATCGAGAAGCGTTACAACGTCCGTCTTCGGGATGATAAGAGTTATGCCGACGAGGCGCCGGTTTCAGGTAAGGGCGTCGCGCCATCCAAGGAAGCCGTTGAACGGGGTAGGCAGATGATGCGAGACATCATGGCCTCTGTCCCCAGGGAGAGAAGGTAATGGGTTTTCTTAAGGGTCTTCTGAAGGTGCTTGGGAAGTTGACCGATGTGCTGATCAAGGGTCGCCAGGCTGGGCTCTTCAATGAGAAGCAAGGGCCGCCTAAGTAAGTGACTGATTTGAGAAAGCTAGCCGGGAGCCACGGAAAGAGCGCTAGGGAGTTGATCGATCTGGGGGAGAAGAGTGGCTGGATTTCCACTGTCCTCCTCCTCTCCATATACACCC